GTGGAGTACCGAAAAGTTTACTTCCGGATTCGCAGCCGCTATCAGTTCGATTCCGGCTGGCCGGCTGAGACTGACGCCGCCAAATTTCATGAAGAAAGCCGCAGCCTGTTCCAGAGTGCGGGCTGGGATCTGCAGCCCTGTGGGGACAGCACATCCGATACCGTTACGAAAGGTTGGCAGGAGTTATACCTGCATCCGATGAACTTTAGTGGTATTATAGAGATGGACGAGATCCCAGCCATCCAAGAACTGCTGAAGGATGCGAAATCGTTCTGCTGCTATGGCTTCGACTGCTACGAGAGGTATTGGGATATTACTGATGAGGAATATCTGGCACAGTTGGAGACCAAGCGCGAGGAGATCACACATGAAATCCTGGAACGGTGCCGGACAAAACGGAAAAACCTGTATATCACAGGCCCGGTTGCTTTAAATGTCGCTCAAAAGTTCTCTGTACACAGGCTCTGTGATAAAGAAGGCAAGCATAATCTTGCCAACCGCTTCGTGGGCGAACTGATGGAGCAGCTTGTTCAAGATGGCCTGCTGGTGACAACGAAAACCAGAAACGGTCCTGGTGTCCGCACGGCAACTGATGCAGAAATTAGCTCCCCACTGCCAGGGCAGCAGCAAATGACCCTGTAAATCGAGGTGCGATGGAATGGCAATTTATATTACGGGTGATACTCACGGCGACTTCCAACGCTTTGGGAGCAAATACTTCCCACAGCAGAAGGAGATGAGCTGGGAGGACTATGTGGTCATCGCGGGTGATTTTGGAGGACTGTGGGATGGAAGCCAGAAAGATCAATATTGGTTGGACTGGCTGAACAAGAAGCCCTTCACCACCCTGTTCGTGGATGGGAACCATGAGAATTTTGACTTGCTGAACACTCTACCAGAAAAAGAATGGAATGGCGGACGGGTCCATGTGGTGCAGGAGCATGTCCTGCACCTTATGCGGGGACAGGTCTTCGACTTCGGCGGCCTCGCCTGGTTCACAATGGGCGGTGCGGCCTCCCATGATATTCAGGATGGAATTCTCGATCCAGCCGATCCGGACTTCGAACACCGGTATTGGCTGATGCGCCGGATGCGATCCATGTTTCGGGTCAAGGGGGTAAGTTGGTGGGCCGAGGAAATGCCCAGCCAAGCGGAATACCAAGAAGCCCTGGCAAACTTGGAACGAGTCAACTGGACGGTAGACTGTGTTCTCACCCACTGCGCTCCCAGCGGTGTGGTGCAGAAGATCAATCCATCCTATGGAACGGATGAACTGACGGACTTTCTTGAAATGGTCAGCCAGCGGTGTAAATTCGCCTACTGGTTTTTCGGCCATTACCATGAGAATCGAATCATAGATCAGAAATACATCCTCCAGTGGGAGAAGATATCTGAACTGGGTTTTTAATCGCAATGGATCAGGGAGTGGGTAACCAGCATTCCCTGGTCTTTTATTCTGAACGGATTGGAAGACGCCAAAAGAGCAAAGAGATAGGCTACACAAAGGGGAAAAAGCGATTTTACATATATGGTAGAGCATAGGCGATATTTTGTTATCAGGAGGAAAAAATGACATTTGAAATTAAAGATTATTTTGAGACACCCGTTATATTGGAGCCGAGGGTGGAATTGTACACGGTTTATGATTTTATGGGCAAGGAACTGCCTGGCCTTGCGATTGTTCTTGATATGCCTATCCAAGGAGCAGATGAGAAAGAACAGTTCGCTATTCTTACAAAATCTTTTGGAGAATTTATTGGCTTGAAAAACAGTGCATATGTCGATATAAACAACTGTCCCTTTGCGCCGCAGCTGCTCAATCGTGGATTTGCTAAAGATACTGGGCTCTACAAAGAAAGTGGGTTCTGCTCCTACCCTTTATGGACATTTGATGAAACCGTTCTGAAAGAAACCGGCGGTGAGAAGTACGAGAGATACGCACGGGCTTATGACGAGTATATGGAGTCCTCTTTTATAGGAATGATGGGTGCGGAAGATGAAACAGGCGAAGAAATATGTACAGGAATGATGATGTAATAAGTCCATAATACAGTCCGTGGCTGAACTGAGGAATACCAAGAGGCCCTGGCTAACTCGGAATGGGTCAACTGGACAGCGGACTGCGTTCTCGCCCACTGCGCTCCCAGCAGCGGAGTAATGACGCATACGGAGTGGCCCGAAGGCCGCTCTTGCTGTATATCCCGGAATGATTGTGGAATAGACGAACAGCCCGTCCTGTGATATGATGGTAGTAAGTCAAAAAGATTGGAGGACAGGCTAATGCCGGAAAAACAGAAGAAAACCATTCGGGAATTGACCCTCATGCTGATGTACCTGACCTCCTGGGAGGAACGGGATACACCGGAAATGCGGGCGGTCAAGAAAAAGGAACTGGAAAAGTATCCCCTTGCCCGCCGATGCTGGAAGGGCTATGATCACGACCTGCTGGACAAACTTTCAGAGGAAGGGCTGATCAACGCTGCCGGGCGAACCTATCCCGCCCTCATCACACCGGAGGGAGAAGCCGAAGCTCGGAAACTGCTGGCCCAATATGGAATTGATACAGAAGAAAGAAGGCGTTGCAGTGCGGAACGATAAACAAGAACAGGCGATCCGATCCAGCGCAGCGGAATACCTGACCTTTGTGGCCGCTACCGGTGACAGTACAGAGAGCATGGAAATGCGCTATGAGGATGAGAATATCTGGCTGACCCAGAAGATGATGTCGGCTCTCTATGATGTGGATGTTCGGACAATCAATGAGCACATCCAGAAGATCTATGAGGATGGTGAGCTGACAGAGGAGGCAACTATCCGGAATTTCCGGATAGTTCAAACTGAGGGCTCCCGTCAGGTTAGCCGCCAGGTGAAGCACTACAATCTGCAGATGATCATTGCGGTTGGATTCAAGGTCAACAATGACCGGGCGGTCCAGTTCCGCAAGTGGGCCAATACCATCGTTAAGGACTACACTATTCAGGGCTGGGCCATGGACAGTGACCGGTTGAAAAACGGGGGTAGTGTACTTACCAAGGAATACTTCGACCACCTTCTGGAGCAGATCCGGGAGATTCGGATGTCTGAACGCAAGTTCTACCAAAAGATCACCGACATCTACGCCACGGCTCTGGATTATGATAAATCAGCCAAAACCACACGCCTGTTTTTTTCCGAGGTACAGAACAAACTCCACTGGGCGATCCACCGTCATACTGCGGCGGAGTTGATCGTGGAGCGAGCCAACGCTGAAAAACCTCACATGGGCTTAACTTCCTGGGAGCAGTATCCAAACGGAAAAATACAGAAGTATGATGTGTCCATTGCTAAGAACTATCTTTCCAGAGAGGAACTGCAGGCGCTGGAACGCATTGTGACCATGTACCTGGACTATGCGGAATACCAGGCAGGCCGCCATATCCCTATGACCATGCAGGACTGGTCACAGCGGCTGAATCGCTTCCTGGAATTCAATGAGCATGGATCCTCCACGACACCGGCCGGGTGACGCATGAGATCGCCAAAGCCTTCGCAGAGAGCGAGTTTGAAAAATACCGGATTGTGCAGGATCGCATGTTTGAAAGCGACTTCGACCATTTCCTTGCCTTGGAGGAACAAGCAGAGAGAAAGAATGACTGACAAAAGAGAGCCGCCGGTTTCCAGACTGGCGGCTCTCTTTTACAGTTGCGGCAGAAAGATGGAGGCGGCAAATGAGAACTGAATATCGCGATGATCCAACAGTAGACACCGCAGATCTTCCGTATGGATGGCATAAGGGCGATACCTGTGTAATGATTACAAACAAAGCGAAAAAGAGCACTTCCGAATATATTGTGGAAAGCTATGACGGGGTATATTTTGGCGTCCGAAGCCATACCGGGCTATATCACCGGGTATCTCCGTGGAGGATATTCCGGACGAAAGAGGAGGCCATTGAAATCTTGGCAGAGCAGAAATATGGAGGCATATCGCTTTAGGAATCACAGCATTCTGTGCTGGTTTTCCAATGGGTACAAGATGGTGTTTTTTCACAATAGAACGACCAGAACAAATGTGCTATAATGGCTTTGAAAATGTGTTGGAAGATAAAGAGGAAGGGGTGACCGAAGCATGAAGGAGCGAACCTACATTTGCTGTGACCTGAAATCGTTTTACGCGAGTGTGGAGTGCATCGAGCGTGGGCTGAATCCACTGGATACCAACCTCGTGGTGGCGGACCTGAGCCGCACTGAAAAGACCATCTGTCTGGCGGTCATACCTTCCCTGAAGGCTTATGGCATTTCCGGTCGGGCCAGGCTGTTTGAGGTGATCCAACGGGTCAAGGAGGTCAATAACCAACGGCAGCGGAATACCCCTGGCCGGCAGTTCACCGGCGCTTCCTCTCACGACCCGGAGGTGCGGCGAAATCCTTCCCTGGCCCTCGACTATATCGTGGCCCCACCCCGGATGGCCCACTATATTGACTGGAGCACCCGCGTCTACAGCGTGTACCTCAAGCATGTTGCGCCGGAGGACATCTATCCATACAGCATCGATGAGGTGTTCATCGACGCCACCAGCTACCTGCAGACCTACCATCTGTCGGCCCGTGAATTTGCCCGGAAAATCATCCTCGACATTCTGCAGACGACCAGTATCACTGCTGCGGCGGGCATTGGGACGAATCTGTATCTGGCCAAGGTCGCCATGGACATTGGCGCGAAGCATGTCCCCGCCGATGAATACGGCGTCCGCATCGCAGAACTGGATGAGATGGGCTATCGCCGCTCCTTCTGGACCCACCGTCCGCTTACCGACTTCTGGAGGGTGGGAAAAGGCTATGCCGCCAAGCTGGAAGCCAACGGCCTGTACACCATGGGAGATATTGCCCGGTGTTCTATCGGGCAGCCTACAGATTATCACAACGAGGAACTGCTCTATAAACTGTTTGGTGTCAACGCAGAACTGCTCATCGACCATGCCTGGGGCTGGGAACCCTGCACCATTGCGGACATTAAGGCATACAAACCAGAAAACAAGAGCATCGTCTCCGGGCAGATTCTGCAGTACCCATACCCATTTGAAAAGGCAAGGCTGGTCATCCAGGAGATGGCCGATGCACTGGCGCTGGAATTGGTGGATAAGCGGCTTGCGACCAACCAACTGGTCCTCACAGTAGGCTATGACATCGAAAACCTCAAGGGTACAGCCTACACCGGAGAGGTCACCACGGACCGCTATGAGCGCAAAATTCCCAAGCATGCTCATGGTACAGTCAATCTGGACGGATATACTTCCTCCGGCGAGGAGCTGCTCAAGGCAGCCACCAGCCTGTATGACCGGATCGTAGATAAAACCCTGCTGGCCCGCCGGCTGACTCTCTGCGCCAATCACCTGCTGGACGAGTCTTCTGTGCCGGAGGATCTGCCGGAGCAGATCGACCTGTTTATGGACTACTCGGCAAAGGAAAAGCAGAAAAAAGAGGCTGACGCCGCCCACGCACGGGAGAGAAAACTCCAGGAAACCATGCTGGGCATCAAAAAGCGTTTTGGCAAGAACGCCATCCTCAAAGGGCTGAATCTGGAGGACGGCGCCACAGCCAAGGAGAGAAACAACCAAATCGGAGGCCACAAAGCATGACCGGACCATATGATGATATCATCAGCCTGCCGCATCCTACCTCAGCCAAGCACCCGAGGATGCCGCTCTCAGACCGTGCGGCTCAGTTTGCGCCCTTCGCGGCCCTGTCCGGCCACAGCGCCGCACTTGCGGAAACGGCACGGCTGACTGACCAGCGTATGGAGTTAGATGAGGACGCAAGGGCAGCCTTGGACTTAAAACAGCAACTGCTGTTGGAGCGGATCAAAGAGCGGCCGGAAATCACGGCGACCTGGTTCCAGCCTGACGAGAAGAAAGACGGCGGCCGGTATATCGTATCAACCGGGAGGCTGAAAAGAATCCATGAGGCGGATCAGGTATTGATTCTGGTTGATGGCTTAAGGATACCGATAGGCGACATCGTTGAACTGGAAAGCGAGTGCATTCGGGGGCTTCTTTGAGAGAAATTGAAAAGCTGTGTACAGTGTTTGTGCCAATATACGACCAATTTTATAAGTTATAACTGATAAAATCAGATTATATCAGTTGATTTTCAGTTGTAAATGGGATATACTGAGGTCAACGATAGAAAGGAGGCGCTCCAATCATGATCAAACGAGAACTGTATATGAACCGCATCCGTCCCTTCATTGGGGGCGAACTGATTAAGGTAATGACCGGCATTCGCCGCTCCGGTAAGTCGGTGATGCTGGAACTGATCAAAGAGGAACTGGCGGAGGCTGGTGTTGCCCCGTCTCAGATGATCTCAATCAATTTTGAAGATATGCGGTACTCCCATCTGCAGACCGCAACGGCTCTGCACGATGAGATCATAAAACGGGCAGAGGGCATCGAGGGAAAAGCGTATCTGTTTTTTGACGAGATCCAGGAAGTAGAGGGCTGGGAAAAGTGCGTCAATTCTTTGCGAGTGGCGCTGGACTGCGATATCTACATTACGGGCTCCAACGCAAAACTGCTGTCCGGTGAACTGGCCACTTATATTGGCGGACGGTATGTGGAGTTTGTGATTTACCCATTCTCCTTCGCTGAATTCCTGGAACTGTACCACACAATCGCACCAAGCGATTCGATCCAGCAATGCTTTCAAAAATATCTGCTGGCCGGAGGAATGCCCTATCTGGCCAACCTCCGGTATGAGGAAGAACCCTCCCGGCAGTATCTCACAGATCTATTCAATTCTGTGCAGCTCAAAGATATCGTAAAACGGAACAAGATTCGGGATATTGATTTGCTGGAGCGCATCATTGCGTATATGACCGCAAATGTCGGAACAGTTTTCTCAGCGTCCTCTCTGGCTAAGTTTTTCAAAAATGAGCAGCGGACTGTCGCGGCGGAAACCATCCTGAACTATGTGCGGTACTGCTGTGACGCATATCTCTTCTATCAGGTAAAGCGCCAGGACCTGCAGGGCAAGCAGATACTGGCCTCCAACGAAAAGTATTATATTGCGGATCACGGCATTCGGGAGGCTGTGTTCGGCGGGAACATGAAGGACATCAACCTGATCCTCGAAAACATTGTCTACATGGAACTGCTGCGACGGGGTTATGTTGTCACAGTAGGCAGAGCAGGAGAAAAAGAAATTGACTTTGTATGCGAAAAAAGAGGAGAAAAACTCTATGTGCAGGCAACATACCTGCTGGCCTCTGAAGATACGGTGAAACGGGAGTTCGGTGCATACGATGGCATCCAGGACAATTTCCCCAAGTATGTCGTATCCCTCGACGAGTTTGACATGAGCAGGAACGGGATCAAGCACCGGAATATCCGTGACTTCCTTCTGGCGGAAGAATGGAATTGAGAAAGCGGTAACATATCAGGGCGTGATTGGCGAGGAGGTGACGCATAAGTGAGCGGAAGCAGCCCGAAAAGCATATCAATATCAGGTGTCGAAACCGATATAACCATCGGCAAAGAACTGGCTGCCGTTGCGCAGAAATCAAAGGCAATGGCCTCACGCGACTGCTTTGAGCAACTGGAGATGTACCTCCACGGCAGAAGTCATGACCGCGTGTGTCTGCTCTTTGGCCTGCTCCAGACTGGAAAAAACACCATGCTCCGTCAGGCCATTGGCAGAATGGCAAAGGAGAACTTAAGCCGTACCGCCTATATCAAAGCCCGCAGGACCGACAATATGGCGATGATGAACCGGGATCTCAAGAAGTTGTTTAACGCGGGATTCCGATATGTGTTCATCGACGAGGTCACGCTGATGGAAGACTTTATTGACTCGGCTGCCCTCTTTTCCGATGTGTTCGCCACCATGGGAATGAAGATCGTCCTGTCCGGTACCGACTCCCTGGGCTTCTGGCTGGCGATGGATGAAGAATTGTACGACCGGGCCAAGCCCATCCACACGACCTTCATCCCATACCGGGAGTATAGCCGTCTGCTCGGGATCGACAGCATTGATGAGTACATCCGATATGGCGGCACGCTCCGCGCCGGAGAGTTGGCCTTTGACGATGAAGATGTGAATGCTCAGGATGCATCCTTCCGGGATAACGAGTCCACCCGAAGATACATCGACACGGCAATCTGCAAGAACATCCAGCACTCCCTGGCCTGCTACGAGTCGGGCGGGCATTTCCGTCACCTGTACTCTCTGTATGAAGCTGGAGAGCTGACCAGCGCCATCAACCGGATCATAGAGGATATGAACCACCGATTCCTGATCTCAGTGCTGACCGATGATTTTCTTTCCCATGACCTGCGGCTCACTGCCGCAAATCTGCGGAAAGAGCGTGACCCCGAAAAGCGCACAGAGGCGCTGGATGCCATTGATACAGAGGCGGTCACCCGGCGTTTGATGGAACTGCTGGATATCCGGAACAAGGAGGAGCAGTCCATCGGTATCACAACTGCTCACATCATAGAGATTAAGCAATATCTTGCCGCATTGGAGTTGATTGTGGATTGTCCCATTGAAGCGGCGGACCCCGGAACCGAACCAGTGGAACATATTCTCTTCACACAGCCTGGAATGCGATATTGTCAGGCTCAGGCCCTTGTCCATTCCTTGTTGAAGGATGAGCAGTTCTCAGCGCTCAGCGAATACGACAAAACGCAGATCACGGGCCGCATCCTTGAAGAAGTCCGCGGCCGGATGATGGAAGATATTGTGCTGCTGGAAACCATGAAGGCGGCCGACAAGGATCACCGTGTTTTCAAACTGCAGTTTGAGGCTGGCGAGTTTGACATGGTCATCTATGACCAGAAAGAAAACTCCTGTGAGATCTTTGAAATCAAACACAGCAGCAAACAGGTTCCCTTTCAATACCGACACCTCGTCGATGAGGATAAATGCCAGAGGACGGAACGGCGGTTTGGCCCCATCCAGGGGCGCTATATCCTGTACCGCGGCGAAGATGCGCAGATGGAAAATGGGGTCCAATACTGGAATGTAGAGAATTATCTGAAGGCTCTGCCAACATTGGATATCGTCCAAGTACAGGAAATCGGTATGCAGTCAATCGAACCTACTCTGTAAAAGGACTATCGCCACTAAGCAGCTACAATTAGAAATTGAAAAGCATCGGCTATCTTTTTAGGATAGCCGATGCTTTATTTTTAGGAGAATTACTATGAACAGGGTACTCAGAATCGACGAAGAAAAGCCTGAAATGCATATCTCGGTTCAGGGCTATAAGGTCACTCTCTGCTTTGCAGAAAAAGAAAATCCTGAAGTTGCCGTATTGGTAAAGCAGGCTCTCCTGAGCGCCTATGCAATGCCCCAGAAATAGAACGACTTGCTGAAGGTCTTGCATTCAGAAGATTTGATGAAGGGATGGTCAGTAAAATGGCTGAAAGAGTCTATTGCTTATACAGAGGTAAGGATCAGGAAAGCATTCTCATGCAGAAGAATGCCTGCCACGATTTTGCAGAGAAAAAAGGCTGGAACATTGTTGGCGAGGAGCAGGAGATCGGCGTGTCCGGCTATAAAGTCAGCGCTGATGACCTTGTTAAGTTACAGCGCATTAGAAAGGCTGCTGAGCAGGGTGAGTTTGATATCCTGCTGGTCTTTATGTATGACCGGCTGGGACGCAATCTCAACGAAACCCCATTCATCGCAGAGTGGTTTACCAAGAAGGGCATCCATGTTTGGAGCGTCTATGAGGGAGAGATCATAGACGGCGTTGACGCAGAACGCATGCTTGATTACATTCGCTTTTGGCAGACTGATGAGGCCCAAAAACTTTGAGCAAAGTACAGGATACCCCAACACACCAGCCCATTTACTGCAGATTTACCTCCAAAAAGATTATCAATTTCCCTGGCTATTCTGGCCGTAGTGTGAGATAATGGGTATGGCGAAAGCCGGGAACCTTGATAATCGAATAGAATGAATTGGGTGTCCGCCCTCTCACACAAAAACATGAGAGGACGGATATCAATGGCTGAAAGAGTTTATTGTTTATACAGAGTTTCCACCAACAAGCAGGTCGACCACGATGAAAACAACCAGGCAGACATCCCTATGCAGAGAAAAGCCTGCCACGATTTTGCGGCGAAAATGGGCTGGGTCATCGTGGGCGAGGAGCAGGAAACTGGCGTATCCGGTTATAAAGTCAGCGCCGATGACCGTGATAAACTGCAGCTCATCAAGAAGTATGCAGAGCAGGGCAAGTTCGATATTCTGCTTGTCTTCATGTTCGACCGACTGGGCCGCAAGTCAGATGAAACACCCTTCGTTGTGGAGTGGTTTACTAAAAAGGGCGTCCGCGTCTGGAGCGTACAGGAAGGAGAGCAGCGGTTTGAGTCCCACACGGACCGCCTGACCAACTACATCCGTTTCTGGCAGGCCGATGGAGAGAGCCAGAAAACTTCGATGCGCACCAAAACGGCCCTTGGCCAGATGGTAGAGGAAGGCCGGTTCCGCGGTGGAAACGCACCATACGGGTACCGGCTGGAAAAGAGCGGCATCCTCAACAAGCGCAAACATGAGGTGTACATGCTGGTCATTGATGAGGACGAGGCCAGAGTCGTCCGGATGATGTTTGACCTCTGCATTTCGTCCGGTTACGGCAGATGGCGCCTTGCCAACTTCCTCAACGACCACAGGATCAAAAACCGGAAGGGACAAAACTGGCACGACGCCAGTGTGGGAGGCATCCTGCACAACCCGCTCTACAAGGGAATCCTTCGGAGCGGAGAAACCTATGCCGGTCCCTTTGAGGCCCTCCAGATCATCGCCCCAGACCAATTCGATCTGGCGCAGAAACTGATGCTGGAGCGGACCAATGAGCGGAAAGAGCGGCGTACAGTACCGCTGAATACCACAGGCCAATCCCTGCTTTCCGGGAACATCTTCTGCGGCCACTGTGGAGGCCGGCTGGTGCTCACTACCAACGGGACAACCACCCGCCTCGCGGATGGGACGCCGGTCCATAAAAAACGTATTCGCTATGTATGCTACAACAAGACCCGGCGCCGTCAGGAATGTACAGGACAGACTGGATACACAATGCACATTCTGGACGGGATCGTCACTGAGGTGCTGCATCAGGTCTTCGACAAGATGCAGGGAGCTTCCAACGACATGATTGTGGGAAGCGCGGTTCAAAAGCAGATGGCAATGATACGCTCGGAATTGCAGCGGGCCAGAGCCGAAAACACCAAGGCCAATAAGGAATATGAATCCCTCAAGGCCGAGGTGCTGAAGGCGATCCAAGGGAAAAGCGCCCTGCCGCAAGATGTGCTGACTGAAATGCTGGAGGATACCCGACAGAAGGTACTGTCCACCAGTGAACGAATCACGACCCTTACCGCGGAACTGAATGATGGAAACTCAAAGATCGAGGAGATGAAGGCCGAGTTCAACCGGATCGTGTCCTGGTCCAAGATTTTCGATGAAAGCCCAATGGAGGTCAAGAAAATGATCTGCGGCTACATCATCAAGAAGGTTTCGGTGTTCCGGGACTATAGAATCAAGATTGAATTCAACATCAATGTGGAGCAATTCCTGAACGGTATCGACAGCATCGACGAATGCGCTACCTATGAACTGCCCATGGCGCAATAAGCTCTCACCCTTGCCACAATCATGGCGAGGGGTACATATCAAAGTTTGATATGGCCAGTTGACAACATATACCTTCCATGCTATACTGCAATTTGTCTCTCATCAATTGCCGGGGCGGGATATTCAAGCCCTTTCCCAAGCCATCAGAGGGTGCATACCCGGTGGTTCGGGAGAGCGCTTGAATGGCATTCAAGAGGTAGAGGGTTCGATCCCCTTCGTCTCCACCAAAAGAGAGCCAGACGAACACTGCGCCAGTCGTTTACATGCTTGGCGGAGTGTTCGTTTTGGTTTATCCACTTACAATTTAAATAATAAAAAAGTCTATTATACAGTAAAAATCTGTATAATAGACTTTTTTTTACATAAAATACTATAACGAAAATGGTTATTTCCTACCAAAGACCAGCAAGATTCTAAAATAATTGTTAGAATCTAATAAAAAGGAGCTTGGCTATGATTAGGATTTTACTGTCCACACGGCTTGGCGAGCAGAGGTGGACGCAGGCAGATCTTGCAAGGGCTACCGGAATCAGACCTAACACGATTGGAGAACTCTATCACGAGTTTGCCGAACGGGTCAGCCTTGAACATCTCGATCTGATATGCGAAGCGCTTGGGTGCGAGCTGGACGAGATAATCATCCGTATCCCCAACAGCGTTCCAAAGATAGAGAACACAAGGGCCGGGAACAAGGTACATAAATGATGACCAGCTTATCAAAGAGAGAGAGTGCAAGGCTACGGCTCTGCACTCTCTTTTAGCTTATTCACCTTTTACCGGTATCGTGTAGACGGTGGTCGCATCCATGATGTCCCCCGGCTGGCATTCCAGCAAGTGGCACAACTTCTGGATGGTGTCATACGGCACATCCAAATGGCGGCGCATGGCCTTAACGGTCTGCGTGGCAAGTTCGTACTTCTTCCCGACCTGTGCATCAGTCAGACCGATTACATCAGGCCGCTTCAGGAACGGGTCGAAGGAAATGATAGTGCGACGAATGCCTTCTTTCTCAATGTCTTGATACATTTTCAGACCTCCTTGCCATCTGGGAACACAAAGCAGATTTTCGCTTTCGCACCCAAGGCTTTAGCAACATTCTCCCAATCTTCCATGCTGAACTTCCCGGTATTCATCCTTTTATTCAAGAGCTGCTGGGACCACCCAAGCCGCCTTGCTAATTCGGCATTTGAGATCCCGGCGTAGGCAACCGCCATCTCTACGAGTTGTCTTACGGTCATGCCATCACCTCCATGCTACGATTATATTCTATTTAGTTCAATTTGTCAAATAAAAATTTTAAAAAATAATCCAAAAAGTTAAAATAAAGGGTTGACAAATTAAACCGAATGGTTTATAATATGAGTGTAAGGCAGAGGTACAAAACCTCTTACAGAAGGGAGTGAGGTGAATGGACAAGATGGCAAACGTCAGCGAGTATCTGCTGAGAGCAATCCTTGAACTGATTGAGAAGTGCCACACGATTGAGGAACTTCGAGAGTCGGTAAAGCGGATACTCAAAGACGAGTAAAAAAGAATAGCGGCCGCCCCGCAAAGAACGCCGCTACTCTCCACCAAGTCAGGTGAGCCGGGAGCCTTACCCCGGCCGCCTCCATGATAGCAGAGTAAGGCAAAAAAATCAAGGAGGCACACAAAATGAAACTCGACCACACACTTACGCGTGAAATTAAGGCCATAAATGGCGATGGCAGCCGGGAGGCGAGGTTTTCTTTTCTCAAACGGCTAGAAGCTGCAAAGGACGCTCTTTCCTTAATTGGCGTTGGCGCCAATTTTGACGAGTGCGTAAAAAATCATGGGCGCGCGACCGTGGCAATCTGTATTGCGGTCACTCTCTATGAACGTAGAGAACGCCTTGATGGATGGGGGCTTCCGTGGGCATTGGAAGTGCTGAAGCGATGGACAAACTGTGTCTACGCCAATTATCACCGCGCATACATCGACGATCAGCTCCATCCCACGCGCATTTGTAACTATGCCGCATCTTTTATCCGTCTGACGACCGAAAATTGAAAAGGAGCGCACTATGGAAAAGCTGATTTATTCTACCTTTCGCGAGGGATATGGAATCGACCAAATAAAGAAAACCATGACGGTCGGCGAACTGATGGATTTCCTTGGAAATTATGACGAGGACACGCCTGTTTACCTGAGTTTCGACAGCGGCTACACCTACGGCGGCGTCACCGAGAGTCGCTTTGAGGAAGATTACGGGGAGGAAGAGTACTTTGAGAGCCAAGAGTGATAAGGGCGTCAGCTTCGCATTACTTCGCATTGACCGCCCCGGAGGTTACGAGGGCAGAAAGGAATCTAACTGGAACAGCTTCTACGATCTAGAGGAATCGGGCTGGGCGGTGGACAGCAAGCCGCCCGAAGGTGGTCCCAGGCTGGTCCGCGTAACGCTGGCCGACAGGAACACCATCACCACGCGCATCAATGGCACAGATGAAGAAATTCTGGCCTACTATCGCGTCGGCTCAACGCTGAATGTCGGCGCCGTTCGTGACGATCTGGTGGAGATTGCCGCAGTGGAGATTGTGGCAAACGGTTAGAAATGCCCCTGATGGCCCCATACTTGAGTTGCAACGGATACTTTGCGCCATGGGAGGGTAGACGCCCCCACGCTCAAAAACGTTCTAAAAAGCCCTCTAGAACGAAGCCGTAAAAATACCAAAAGCCCCCCTTGCAGGAACGATTCCTGCAAGGGGGGCTTTTGCTCTAAACATAAAAACATATTGAATGAAAAAACTTGCGTAAAGTAATTGCATCATTAGATTATTATATCTTGTCGGTCCCCAATATCCGCGTAACCGAATTGAGCGCCGCCGCCAGGTCATCCCGCAGGCCCTCCAACTTTGCCCTTGACACACTAATTGTCCCATCCTCAGACGGATTGGTTGGCACATCCGGCTTGTCCACACTTTTCCAGCCGTTGAGCAGGTTTGCCCGGATGATCTCCGGGTAATCCCGATAGCAGGCGTTGATATCCACCGGTACGGAAATGCCGTCCACACACCCTACAAAGCCCCGCGCGTTCCCATGATGCTGCCACATCCCGTAACTGCCGGTGTAGGTGCATTTTTCGGCGTACTGCGCAACCCACTTGTCATATGCTTCAAGCTGTTTGTCGTCCACCCAGTATTGCAGCCAGTTTGTCGAAGCGTACAGCCCCGCGTAGTACCCGGCGTCCTCCAGAACCTTCAGGAACGCCTTTGCCATGTCGGTGCGAAGCTGCTTTCCCTTGCCCACTCCCCAGGCGTTACCGCAGAGAGATTCATATTCCTGGTCCATATACACCGGATAAGTCGGGCGCAGGCCGTCGAGCGCCCTGACGAATGCCGCCGCCTCCTTTTGAGCTTCGGCGGCCGTCACGGCGTCGCTCCACCAGTACGCGCCCCAGTCAAGCCCCGCGGCCAGCACTGCGGGCAGGTATTTTTGACGGAACGTCCCCATTTCCCGAAGGCCCTGCCCGGCCTTGATGATCACAAAGCGGACGCCGTCCGCTTTCACGCGCTCAAAATCAATTTCCCCCTGATGCGATGAAATATCAATACCTTTTATGGCTTGTCCCATTTTGCAATCCTCCGAACTGTAATTATGATTATAGTTTTTAATCGATATATTGAAGTTTATAAACATTTATGTTAAATTCAAATCCCTTATGTGAATGATGGAAAAGCCGCCGGCCAAAGGCCAGCGGCTTGACAGATATCTCCGGTACGGATATAATAAAAACAAAGAGGCGCTGTCGACAGACGGTTAGCCCCTACAGAATAGCTAAAAGATTAGCCGCTTCATGTGAAGGTGAGGGCGGCTAATCTTTTTTTATTGCAATTATGTAACCCGTGGCCAAAATCAGCACAAGGATGACCCAACCATAGTCCATATGCAACGCCCCCTTTCAGGGGCAAGACTTAACCGCCTGCCGTTTGCGACAGCGCCAGCATTATTTTACCATGCGCCGCCCTTTTTTACAAGCTGGAATCTGCATTGACCGACTTCATTCGTCACGATTCGGCGTCTTATACTCAAGCGCCCGCCTGCTGTCCCCAACGCCGGCCGTCGTCGGGTCGGTCACAGCGTTAAACACGCTGGCCGCCGCTGCGAGCAGCACAACGGGATTCTGCACCGCGCGCAGAAGCACATCCCTCAGCGCGCCCCAAGAGGTCATATCTTCCCAGGCCAGGCCGAAGTATGCGAGCACCGGCAGTACCAGCGCCGCCGCTATCTGCACCCACCACAGCGGGTTTTTAATGCGTACCTTCCAATTGATTTTCATTTGTGCTCCTCCAGTCTTACAGCCCCATCCGTCCCAGTACAAAGGCGATCACCGCCGCGAGCACGGCCCATATCGCTTTGTCGGCAATGCTCTCCCACCGTTTCGCCGGTTTTTCTTTAAGCGCCGCAATAGTTGCCATTGCCTCATTAAGCCGGACGGACAGTTCCGTCAATTTATCCATGATTGCCTGATACCGCGCCTCCTGTGCAGAGCCGGACTGTTCCAGCGCCGCAATCCGTCTATACATGTCGGCGTGCGTTTCCCGCGCCTGGGTGCGGTATTCCGACATCTGCTTTTCCAGGGCGATTGCCTTATGCAGCCCAAGGCAATCCCGCTGCGGGTCTACGATGCATTTTTCATCCGCCATTACTTACACCCCCACGGGCAAAATATAGGGCCGGGCTGTTCCGCCAGCCCGGCCCCATCGTATGTTACTGCACTTCCACATCGAGAGCGGAGAGAATTTCCCGCACCTGTTCTTTGAGCAGCGCCGGGACGTCCTCCAGCGTCTTTTTGCCTTTCACGATCAGCGTCGCGTAAACAACTGCCATTATGCGCACCTCCCTCCGGCAGAATATTTTTGCGAGGAAAAGAAAAAAGCTACTCATGTTCGAGCAGCTCCTTGACCTCGGCCTGTAAAGCCCTGGGTACGTCCCCGATTGTCTTTAAGCCCTTACGGATCAGATCTGCGTATACTTTAGCCATTTACCTATTCACCCCCTTCCAGAGCCTCCATGCGCGCTTGCAGCGCAAGCATGGATTCGTACGCTTCGGCCTGTGCCAGCATGATCGTCGTTGCCTGTTCGTCCGCCGCCTCGTATGCCTCAACCAGCGCCATCTGTGTGTCTGTCATCTGTGCCTCCAGAGATTCGACGCTTTCTTCCATGGTCGGAAAAGGCTCCAATATTTCCGCGCCGTCCATGGCCGCCGGTTGATCGCCCCATACCGCTAAAATTTCATCCAGCAGCTCCGGCGCTGCTTCCGCCAGCATTGCTCGTCCTGATTCCGTGTTGTAAAACATCTGGCGGTGCGGCAAGGTGGTTGGTGTGCCATCCTCAAAATCCTGTGTCTCAATAAAAACGAAGTCAGAGCACAGGCCGTCATATGTTTTTTTCGTTGTTTGATCCATGATACTGCCCCCTTAAAGCAAAACTGTGCCATGCCCGTAATACCAAAAGTCCGTGCCTACCGACATCTGTGATTCTGTCGCAAACGCGCCTCCGGGTATAAGCATCCAGGTGGAATTTGTATTTGTGTTTGCCAATACCCAATTCTTTCTAAGCGTTGGGCTGGTCGGCCCGCGCAGAATCACTTCTCCGAACGTATGGCCGGCAAACGGCGTCGTACAATACATGTTTGCGCTGTTGCTGGATTTTCGGGTTAATTGGGTCTGGAAGTAAAACAGTGCGATATTTCCGGCCCGGTACCAGACGCCGCTTGCATTTGTGTTGGTAAAGCAGGCATTGTATGCGTCGTTGAGATTTGGCGTCCATGTACCGCTGGACACCGCAGCCGCGCCTACCTGCGCCGCCGTATGCGTATGGGTCGTATCGGACTTTGCGTTCAGCTTTGTTGTTATCTCCGTCTCCGTGAAATAGCGGTCGTCATGGGTATGGGCCGCGGGCGTAAAGTTGGACGGTTTGTTTGTCAAATCGGCGTAGCTGCCGCTCCATGCCACGGCTTTTAAATCCACATACATCTTGGCGATTTTGCCCAGGATAATTGCCAGTGTATCGCCATTGGCAATCTTAGCACGAGACTCTGCCTGCGCAAACGTAGGTTTGATATTGACCAGCTTTGCGGGATTGATTGCCGGGTTTGGATAGCTCCCCTGTAAATCGCCGCCTGCCGTGCCGTCGCCCAAAATTCCGCTTAAGGCAGCAATATTCAGCACCGCTTGATCGAGGGCGGTTTTATCTTCCTTCGACATCAATCCATCCTGATCAGACGCGGCGGTGTCAGTGCCCGCTTTGCTGTCAGCAATGCTCTTGACCGCCGCAGTATTGACGATCAGGCGGGAAAATATCTCGTTAAACATGTCTGCATGGGCCGGCGTCATGGTCGTCGGCCTTAGAATATTGGATGCGTCATAAACCGGATTATCCGGTATCTGATAAGGTTCCCCCATTGTATCCTGCCAGGAATTATGTACCTCTGCCATAAATATCCCCTCCAATTAAAATTCCATATCGAAGGTAAAGGAAAACTCCACATCGTCATCCTTCTGCTTCACATACATTGTTTTAATTGCAACAAAATTCCCCTCTGTATCGACCAACCCCATTTCGGAAAATTTTGTTTTGGCTTGTTCATCCTCCGGGATAACAATTACGAATCGCGCCGTTGTCTCCACCGGGAAGGCGACAGGCTTCTGTACCGCATACCGGCAAACCTCATGCGTCAAAGCCTCCTGTTCCACATCCGGGGCAATAGGCTCCCCGCTTTCGTTCACCCCGCCGTCCCCCAGGGCGATAAAGGAGACCGGCGGGATTGTGTCAATTACGCCGGCCGTTAATTTGGCCAGCGCAATCCGCCGCGCTTTTGTAATGATGCTGTTTTTCTCCGCCAAAATAATCCCTTCCTTCCATGATTTAAAGATCGCTTGTGATGATATCCGCGTTCAACAGCCGCTCACCGTCAAGACTGCGGGAACCGTCCAGGCGCCACATGTTGTTTCGGATGAGGCCGGCCTTAATACACGGGCTGGCATTTGCAGACGCCCGAAAAGCGCACGCCCGCAATGCGCCGCCCCGCATAAACACAATCCCAAGCCGCCCCCCGCCGTCCAGCCTGTGGGAACCGTCCAACATCATCGTTTGCGGGCTGTATACATTGTTTCGGGTCCGCACGGCAAAACGGGACAATTTCGGTATGTCCTGCTGCTCAAATCCGGCTCTTTGCATGATGGTCATATATACCGTCATCTGGAGCGGCGTCCGTTTTCGGTGATGCAAAGCAAATTTCTCAAAATGCGCGCCCCGGTCCCAAACACTGGACAATATCCACTCGCCGTTTAAGCCGCGGCTGCCGTTCAGCCGGATTTCATGCATCCCCCATACGCTTAAACGGGTCCGCATTGCAAGCCGCCATGAAAATCCGATTTCGAGCCGCGCCGCGGCTTCGATGATCATCGTGATTTTTTCCAGGTGGGAACGCAGGGACTTATAGAATTCAACGGCCTTTCTGATTTCTTTGGCCGGAATGGAAACGGGCATATCCTGATCGTACAACAGTATTTTAAAGTAATATGGATTCCCGCCATACTCAAACCATTCTTTGACTGATGCGGCAGAATAAATGCTGGTCAACGCCCTGGTTACAGCGCCTCGTGTTCCCAAAAACCGGTGCACAGCGAAGCTGCTTTTAAACAACGCCCGCTTTATATCCGCGTCATAATTGTAGTCATACCAATCCACTTTAAAATCATGGGCCAGGATATCCAAAAGCGATTCATCCAGGTCATCAATCGAGGGATAAACGGCAGCCCGCCCGATTTCTTCCGGCCTCTTAGACAGGATATCCGCGACAGCAGAGGCCAGAGCCGCAAGCGACGCATCATGCCGCAATGCTTCGGGGAACGACGCCAGTAAATTTTTCGTTGTCAGGCCATGATCATTCATCCTCGTACCCTCCGTCAACCACATCCAGCGACCGCAGCGCAGCCACCTGTGGGACGGTCCTGTCGCTTCCATCCCGCAAGACGGTAAATACAGGCGCGGTCAACTCCACGCGTTTAATCCCGGTCTGCATAAGTAATCCCACCAGATAGGACGGATTGATATCACGTCCCATGCGCGCGCTCTGCCATGCGGCGTATTCTTTTACAGCCGCATTTACCGCCGCTTTTAATTCTGCCGCGCTTTTTTGTACGCCCTCCTGTATATAGTAGGTGCAGGAAATGTCATACTCTATTTTTTCGGCATCCTCTACAAATACCTGATCCGTCAGAGGCCGCACAGTATCTTCGTTGCAGGCGGCCAATACTGCGTTTTTAATTTCCTCTCCCGCGGGCTCTCCGTTTTCCATCAATATGTACAGCTTGACCACGCCGGGAGTGGGGGAGTTGGCGATTACATCCGCGATCTCTGTACTGACGCGCCGGGCAAAGTAGATATACCCGCCTCTGGCGCCAGCGCAGCTATATCCGTCCATACTGGCCCGCATAAGCTCATAATATTCTTCATCCGTCGCCATGTCCGCGCCTCCGTCGGATGCAGTGATATTGACACACTTTGTACAGTAATCGTACAAGTCCATGATGGTATCAATCTGTCCGGGTACATAGCCGTTTCCCACTGTACCGGATGTCTGGCATATCACTTCCGCGTCCACAGAGGTTTCACCGGCCGGCACATAGATATCCGCTTCCGTTTGCCAGATCAGGACGCCTCCTGTATCCGTAACCCTTGTTCCCGCAGGCACCAAAACGGCAAATAGCTGCGCCTCGGAAATTTCAAATCGGACGGTGCATCGGGCTGGCTTGGCTCCGGGACGGGTCTGCTCTAAAAACAGTTCGCCCAATGCATCCAAGTTCCTGCCTTCGGCACGGCTTGGGATGTTTTGATTGCCGGTATAATTATTTAAAACACGCTCTTGTATGATTATGTTGCCCATCCATCGGATGAATAGATGTTCCGGGCTGGCAGGATGGATCGTGATACCAGTGATCTTTTCATAGGCTGTTGTCAGCAGGGATACAATTTCGGCCGCATCTGTTGAGATAAACTGATATTCTGTATTTCTACCCATTATTGATCTCCACCTCTACCGTTGGTATCAATTTGCCCGGTTCGGACGCGTCCCCTGAAAAGGCGATATCTACAACAGCCGCCCTCGGTTCCCACCGTTCGATCGCTTCGCGGATATCAGCACGCATCATCACTTCGGCCACAGAAACCGGCCGGTCAAGCGCGTCCATTGCTATCCCAAAGTCACGATGCAGAGGAACAGAACCTTTTGCTGTCGATAAAATGATCGCGATATTTTGAATAACAGAGTTTAAAGCATCGGTTTGGTTCAGCCGGATATTACGTAAATCCGCGGCGCTGATCGTATAGGTCATCTGTTTTCACCTCCTCAAATATTCTTGCAGGCTGACGGACAGCACCGCAACATACAGATTACCGTATTTATCAAATGTTTGCGCTTTGACGCTGTAGCTCAGGATCGCCCATCTGTATTGTCCATAGACATGACTGCCGATGGTCAGAGGCAGCTTTTTGCCGCTGCTTACATATTTGGCGATCCTGGCGATTTCCTTTGCGGGTGTTACCCCAAGTTGTGCGGAAAGTGTGATATCAAAAGATATCTTATCGGGGTCCGTCCCTGTAAATTCCAGAAGTCCCCGCCCCAAATGCCGCTGATGGGTCGCATAACGCGCAGAACCGGACCATTGAAAATTGGAGAGCGTCCGGATGACGGAATCGGAAACTGTAAAGGCCACATCCCCAAGGCATCCGATCGTTGCCATGCCTAAACCCTCCCCAGGACAAAACCGTCCGTGTTATCTCCCGGCAGGTACAATATCAGGACCGTTTCGTTCACCTTTGGCATCCATGGTTTTATGATCAGCTCATGGCTATGGCTTTCATAAGCCGCTTCACCGCTGCCGCCTTCTTCAAGCTCTGTGCGCTGCGGCGCATCATAGTCCGGGACGGATGGGGGCGCCGCGAGGACGTAAAGCCATCCAGAGAGTGAACCCGTATCCTCATACTTTACCCGCGCCTGCCGTTTGCCGGCGTCCACAGCCGTCACCGTCCCAAGACGCACCAACTTCTCCAGGTTTGTATCCGATGCCATCAATATCCCTCCAGTACTTTACGCAATTTGATTTGCGTCGTATAGCCGGACCCGCTAACAGAATGGTTCGCCTGCGTGATGATATACTTTCCGCCCCAAGCGCCCCACCCCTCCAGCAGAATTGTCACCCCGGCCACGAGATCAGGATTTCCCGGTAAGGTAAATGTCGCTGTCTTGGCGTATTTGTTGTGCAGCCGCAGATGCTTTTCGGCCAGCGCCTTTGCCTCGGCGATGCTGGACACCTTTGCCGAGATTTCCAATTGTTGATTGTTCTTTGCATCGGCATTATAATCCTCCGTCCTGGCCGTCGCCTCGATGCATCGGCCTGTAGACGGGTCGACATAACTGACGCGGCACGACGAATACTTTGTATTCGCCGTGCCGATGTTCATCTTGTATTTTGTATAGCCCCCGTTCTTTCCCTGCCTGATGATAAAGATGGGCGATTTCGCTTCATAAGCCGCCTGATCAAACAAAACAAGGATACTGTTGGTCGCTTTAAGGGAGATTCCCGCGTCATGGCAGAGGGTGGACAAAAAAGCGATGTCGCTTGTTTTTACCTGTTCCAGCCGCGCATAAAACGGATCGCCCACCGATTCATACATACAAACCATGCCGTTGCTGCGCGCAATCTCTTTGGCGATGCCGGATAATGAACAGGCTTCCCATGCATGGGATTTTTTCGTTTGCCTGATCTGCGCTCCAAAAGGAAGGGAAGTGGCTTTAATGGTAATGGTGGCCGGCGGCCCGGAAGCGTCCACACTGTCAAGCTCGAACTGGCCGCAGGGCAGCAGCTTATCCTTACCGTCGCTATTCCAGTTTTCCCGGACAATCACAGCGTCAATTTTAAAGCCGGCGCTGCTGTTATTCTCCGAGCCGTTGCCGTCCATGCCCTGGAAGTCCCCTTCGTTGACCCACCCGTAGACATTAGAGGTATTATCGGTATGAATCAGATGCCAGGGGTGCTTACTCCCGGGATTGCTCAATGTGATTTGCGCAGGTCCCGGTATCGCTGTATATCCGGCGTCGTCGGTAGAACTGATATAGTGAAACGATCCTGTAAACTGGACGATATCCCCCACGGAATAACCTCCCGGCGCCGAACCGGGGGCGGACGCGGCGGCGTCAACCGCTTCTGTCAGCCATTTTTCCAACCAGATAGATTCCCTGTCCTGAAGGGTGATCTGCAAATCGTCTGTTTCGTCCTCCTCATTATCAATATAGGTCATGGACAGAAGATAAGGCTTGATAGACGATGTAATATTTATGCCGTTAAAAGATATCTCCGCAGCCGCGCGGCGTGACAGATTTTTGTCGCTCATCCTCCCACCTGTTTCCACGGGGGCATGCCATCACTGACACGCCCGGTTATTTCCGGCAGGTTCAGGACAATGCCGGCGGGAAATATGTAATATTCCCGATACTGCAAATTTGCGTTCATCAGTTTATCGGCGTAATCCGCATTCCCAAGCTGGGCGTAGGCGATGCTGTCCCACATATCACCCTGGACGGTTGTGTACTTTTTCATCGATAGGCCCTCCTTGTAACATCAATATTGTGCTGTTCGATAACATCCAGGACATGTTCGGCAAATTCACTTCCGAATTCTTGCAGGGACGCTACGGTTTCCGGGGAGGCAGTTCCCTGAATATTAAATGAAACCTGGATTGTAACCGGGGAATTGGCGCCGCCGGCAGGCGGGACCAGCGCGGAAATGGCAGGCTGTGACCGCATGGCGGCGGTTTGTGCCGCGTTCACAACTTTCTCCCCGCCATTAAAATAGATCAATTCCGGTCCTTTTTCACCTACCAGAGCAAAGCCAGGTTCCGCTGATTCCGTACCAGTAGCATATCCGCGTCCATGTAAAGAGGCGATCGGGGCAAATCCGTTTCCCGGCAGGGCCGGAGTTTGCGGCACCGCCTGTGCAAAACGGGCGAAGGCGGCCTGTACCTCCGGATGCATACCATCCAATCCGTCGATGTACCCCTGAATTGTAGCCCTGGCGCTCTCGGCCGCCTCGGAGCCAAGGTTCATAGCCGCAACGCCGTCCTCCAGTTCTTTTTGCAGCTTGTCTATTTCCTGGGGAACCTCGTTCACCAGCATCGAAGTACTGTTGGACGCGTCAGACATTGCCTGTTTATTGGCATTGTAATTGGCGACCACTTCCCGCAATTCCTCGTCAGTTGCTGCGGCAAGGCCCGCAACCGCGTTCACGCCCTCCTTGCTGCCATCGGCAAAGCTTGCGATGACATCGCTCAGGCCCTCAATCTCGGCACTGCGCTCTGTCAGGGATTGCAGGTTGGCGTCATATGCCTGCCAATAGGTGATCTGGCTTTCCAAGGCAGAATTGATGCTCCCTGCACTGGTTGCAACAGCCGGTGCGGCCATATCCCACAGGGCGTATTGTCCCTGTATGGATTCCATTGCGGCTTCATACGTCGCTTTGTAAGCCTCCGTGAGCGTCGCTGCCGATGCGGTGACGCCATCAAAAATCTGCTGAAACTCCTGTGTCTGCTGCGCGGCGGCTTTCTCGGCCTCGGTCATATCTTTGGTGGTGTCGGTTATCCTTTCCCAGGCTTTATCCGCTTCATCAATTTCAGTTTGGAAGGAATCCATCGTCTCGATATCTTCGGCAATGGCCTTGTCCAGATTTTTAATGGTACGTTCAGATTTATAGATCTCATCGTTGTATGTGTTCAGTGAATTTTGCAGATCATAGTATTCCTGTGTGAGCATGCCGCCCTGATCATAGGATTCTTTGCTCAGCTCATTCAGACGCTCCTGAACGGCGTTGCGCTTTTCTGTTACTTCCTCCAGATGTATTTCCGCCTGGGTGCGCTTGATACTGTTTTCGACGTATTCCTTTGTGACCTCGCCGTGCTGGTCATATAAGGAATTGAGATATTCCTGGTATGCCTGGGCCTCCGCGTTGCGCTTCCATTCTTCCGTATTTGCACGGAGAGCTTCTGTGCCGCCATCAATAGCATTATTTGTAAGGTCGATGCTGTCGGCCAGTTCCGGCACTGTGCGGGAAAGGAGGGCGAGAATATTGTGGTATTCCTGATTTTCTTTCACCGCGCCGCCTGCGGCAGCCTCGATCTCCTCCAGTCTGTCGATGTAGATTAGGGCGGTCTGCGCCGTGGCAAGCGTCTGTGTGGCGGTTTCGTCGTATGCAGCGTTGGCCTGTTCCATAGCCTCCTGCGCATCGCGCGCCGCCTCGGACAGCTCCTTCACGGAGGGGATGCCCTCATTGACAGACGCTGTAAAAGCAACAACTGCGGCAGTTATACCAGCCAGCGCCGCCGTCACACCCATAATAATATTGACACCAGGAATAGAAGCAGATAGAAGGGCAGATGCCGCTGCCGCAATTTTGGCCCCCGCCGCATAAGCGGTCAAAGCCAATGTGACACTTCCGATTACAGCGGCTCCCGCCGCAATTCCCTTTACAATTCCAGGGTTCGCTTTTGAAAACTCGTTAAGACCAGTTAAGACATCCGTTCCGATCTCATATAGCCCTCGCATTTCCGGTATAAACTGTTCCCCGATTGTGGTTCTCAATGCTTCCCAGGCGGAGTTCATCAGGGTCAGTTGTCCATTCATGTTATCCAGTTTAATCGACGCCATGCGCTGCGCCGCACCGGAGCAATTGTTGATGCTGTCGGTCAAAGAGGCATAATCTTCATCAGCAGCATTCAGGATCGCCAGCAGGCCGTTATAGCCGCGCGCCCCGGCAATGGTCATGGCGTTATTGACGCGTTCGGCTTCGGTCATCTGGTCAAAGTAGACGCGCAGTTCATTGATGGTGCTCGAAAAGCTTTTCATGGTGCCGTCAGCCTTGATTGCCGAGTATTCATACTCGCCGAAAGCCGCGCCGGTCAGTGTTGCTCCTTCCAGTAAGCCGTTAAAGGTGTTTTTCAAAGCGGTACCGGCAATACTGCCTTTGACGCCTGAATTGGCCATCAGTCCCACCGCCACGGCCACATCCTCGATGGAATATCCCAATGCACCGGCGATACTGGCGGATTGCTTGAATGTTTCGCCCATAATCGATACGTTTGTGTTGGAGTTGGTTGCCGCCGCTGCCAATACATCGGAGAAATGAGCGGTATCCGCAGCCGTCAGCCCAAAAGCAGTAAGATTATCAGTCACAATATCCGATACCATGGCCAAATCCTCGCCGGAGGCCGCCGCCAACTGCATCACGCCGTCCATACCGTTCATCATATCTATGGCGTCCCATCCTGCCATTGCCATATAGCCCATGGCGTCGGCGGCTTCCTGTGCGGTAAACTTGGTTGTAGCGCCCAATTCCTTAGCCACGCTGCTCAATTGTTCCATTTCGGCGGCCGTAGCTCCGGACAAAGCCTCCACAGTTGACATGCCCGCCTCGAAATCGCCAGCTATTTTAATACATTCCATATAGGCGTCCGCTATCTTTTTCAGCGCCGCAGCTATGCCGGCGGCAATAAGCGCCTGCTGTACGGCGCCAATGGCCTGCACGGAACGTTCGCCAAAACTGGCCGCGCCCTCGGCGGCTTTGTCCTGTTCGGCTTGCAGCTCTTTAATCCGGGCGGTTAATTCCGCATCTTTCTGTGACAGGTTGGCGGTATCAACCCCGGCTTCTTTCAGACGCGCGCCTGTGTCCGATAATTTTTGTGATTGCCGCTCCAAAGCCGCGTTTGTATTGCTGATCCGCTGTTCCAGCTTCAATTTTTCCCGTTCCAAAGCGGCAATAGCGGCGGCGTCTTGTTCTGTCGCGCTCTTAGCCGCATTTAACTGCTGTACCAGGAGCGCTTCTTGCTGCCGGAGATTATTCAATTTTGTTTGGGTAGCATCAATCGCGCCCTGCTGTTTTTGATAAGCGGAAATATCTGACTGAATTTTACTTAAACCTTGAATCTCTTTTCCCAGTCTGACAAATTCCTGCTGTGCTTTCGATAGCGTGCTGCTGAAACTGCCGTTCATTTGGGCGTTTAAAGCAAACAGCATTTCATACGGTTTCCTGCTGGCCACACGCCGCCTCCCTTCTCCGGCTGCAAAAAGGGGGAGGCCAAGGGCTATCTGCCCCTGGCCTCCCTCTTTTGTTTTTAATTTCGAACGGGTCGATTATGGCTTTCCGACGCCTCTGCGGCTACAGCGTTATGCGCTTGAATCCATGCCTTAAATTCCGACAGAGGTAAATCCAGCCAATCAAACGCGGGGGTGCTGTTCGACTTTGCTAAAATCAGGCATTGCTTGCGGAGCCACAGCCCGCCGTCGCCGACTACAACCCCGCACGCAGCAAAAAATTCCGCGCCCGGTTACAGATCGCCTGAAAATCTTTCAGCGGCAAGGCGCAAATTGTATTTGTACTTACGGTTCGATTCCCGCTGTCATCCCGACAGGTACAGGCACGGGCCGCCATGCCGACCAAATATTCCCCGGTGTACGCGGGCAGGATCAGCGTTTTCCCCTTGAGCATCATTTCCGCTTCAATCGCCAGGCTGTCTTTGCCCGTCAGGGTGTCCCAGTTAAAAGTAAGCGTATCGTAGGTCCTGCCCTCATAAATAAACGGAGGCTGGAACACATGGGTATAGGAGCTATAATCGGCGTCTGCTCTTTTGGCCTCCTGTTCCAGCTTCTCCGCCGCTTCCGCCATATCCATAATCATGCCATCTGCTGTTCCGCCGGTTTCTGCTGCATTTGTCTTTTTCTCGTTATTCATGACAATACTCCTTTGTCCGTTTATTTTCCGAGGGCTTTTCGAACGTCAGCCATATAATCCGTCCCCATAATGACGCACTTCATATTGCGCTTGTCGATTTCCCACAGTTGCTGCCCATCCCTGTAGGCAGCATAATAATACACCGCATATTCACCGGATGTATCCGCAGCGGCCATAGGCGCTACAGTGCCGGGGTCAGTGGATTTCGGCCGGACAATCACAACGTATTTTTCCGGCCAAATCCCTTCCTCTGCCGCTTCCACATCCCAGTATTCTTCCGCAACCCGCAAATCCAACTGGTGCTTTTTCGGGGCTGCCAACCGTACCGCGTCCTGAGTGGGGCTGAGCCAGTTGATCGTCATGCTCATGGCGTCGACCATACCGTACAACGGTACTTCCATGTTGCCCATCATTCCGGCTCCGGCGATATTGACGCACGGATATGTAATTGCGGGCAGTTTGACTTTTGCAATGCCCAACAGATTTACACTGTCCTCGTAAAGCTCAAGCTGGATGTAGGATGCTGCCTGTTTGCTCATATACGATTGCCTCCTTTAACCGGCGGACTGCAATGCCGCAGTGGCATAGTCGACCGAGTATTCAAGCGTAAAATCAATTTCCTGCGCAGGGCTTGGCGGCGTCAGATAGATATGAATACGCAAAATACCGGCAAGCAGATCGTCCAAAGGGTTTTCATCTTCCGGCACTTCCGCCCTGGCTCCCAACAAACGCTCGTCAGCCACCAGTCCGTTCAGCCAGATATTGCAGGTATCCAGGACAGTATCTATGAGCCGCCGGTTCATTGGTTTGTCCAATTTGCTCCAATAGGTCCGAATCAGGGTATTTGCTACCCAGGCGAACATCCTGGAAACAGGGATAAAGTAATCCTTCACATCGTTGTTTCCGGGATAGCAGGCGGTGTAGTTGCCTTTTAACGTCCAGCCTATAGACATGAAATTCAGAGCCGTTACAATGCCGTAATTTCCAGCGATCATCTGTACCTGTTCCCAGGTCAGATTGATTTCCGTCCCATCCAGCAGGCAGCATCCGTCGATTTTCAGCGCCTTATTGGACGGCGATTCATACGGGCAGCCATTGTTGCCGGCATCTGTCTGCGCCATCAGCCCGGCCATTTGTGTAGAGAGATGGAATTTGTATTCGCCCATCTTCACCATTGGCCAGCATACAATCTGGTTTTCGTCTACCATACTGTTTTTGGTTTTCCAATCGAGTAGCCCGGAAACTTCCCGGACGCCGTTATCTCCGGTAAATACGTCAACAAGGGCTTTGGCCCGGAATAAACCGTTGATACCGGCGGCTTTGGCCGCCATAACAGCCGCTACGGCGGGGATATGCGAGAAACCGGGCGCACAGATCAGATCGGGGATTACCCCTGTGATGTTCATGCAAGCGTCGATTGTGCCCAGGCCGGACACAATGTCCGTATCACTTACCGTATCCGGCGTCACTGTATTGCCGGCAACATTGAGCGATTGCGTTGAGTAATGGTCGCTTGAACTCAACAGCTCTACGATGCAGACGCCCTTTTTTTCGTCGTAAAGGACGCTGTAATCCGTATCCCTTTCCAATTCGTCCTCACCGCTGCGCACCACCAGACTGTTATCATTGATGATACCGAAAGGCAGGCTGATCTTATGGTCGACGACATCGTGATCAGCCGCCTGGACTTCTTTTTTCATGGTTGCCGGATCCAATACATTGCAGAAGATGACCGGCTGGCATCCAAATAACTGGAAATGGGAATACATAAATTCGCAAAGGGTATAAGTTCCCCAGTCATAGGAAAAACCAAGCTTCTCCACCGCCTCGGCCCAACTGGTGCAGAGCACTGGCAAATTGGCCTTTGCAGGATTGGATGCGCAATGGCCCGGCGCCAGCCCGACCACAAATGGAATGCCGGAATTGGCCACGACGGGCGTGCTGACCGCCGTGGCCTGTTCATTGACATGAATACCCAGATTCGCCATGATATTTTGACCTCCTTAGCGCAGCCCGGCAATTTTCCTGTAATTGACGTACAGGGCATTGCCGGGCCTCTTAATTTTTAATCGGGCTTCGGGCAGCGCATCCCCTGATACGATTAATGTTTTGACCAGGGGATATTTTTCGATAACTGGCGCCGCAGCGGCCAGGGCGGCCGTCCTGCTCCCTCGCCAGATAGTTCCATGCTGGATAATGCCGGTAATGCTTGGGCCGATATAACAGTAAAAACCAGAGCTGTTATCTTTGGGCTTCAAAACAGGTCCCTGGGCAGAGTTGTTTAACATTATCATTTCCTTCCTTGCCATAAGGCGCCTTCCTTTCAATAACAGGGAGCTTCCATACAGATATCATTTCTCCTGCGTAATATGGAGCTGTATCCTCGGGGTAAACCAGACTTTCCAGCCCAGCTTCCAAATCAAGCCTAAACTGCTTACCGATGCTCCTTTGCTCCAACAGAGCAATCCTCAGCCGTTCCATAAGGTTCAACAGCGCAAGCCCGCCCTCTTGTTCATCATGATGATAGACGCAAAAGATGGTGCGGACGGTGGCTGAATTGTTGGGACGCTGGCCGGGGGCCTGAACATCCTTGCCTGTGATGATCTGATGCAGAATGTAAGGCGCTTTTTTCCTGGCCGCTTTGCTGTCAGGCAAACGCGTCCGGTATACCCCGGCGGCCCGGGGCCGGGGCTGCTCTTGGTCCTCTTTTTGCAGGGCCACGGGAAGGAGCAAATCCTTTGTGGCTTCGGCGGTAAAAAGCCTTAACTGCTCCAACAGAACTGCCTTTGTCATGTCCTATCCTCCCCAGCCGTTGAGAATGCGCAGAATTTCATGGTCAATACGTTTTTCATATGTCTCGGCCATCTTCTGTTCGATTTCATCGGTGACAGCCTCGTTGGAGTACATCATCTGAGGCGTAGCCGGTCCATAAAGTTCTGTAATCGGGATACGGGATAAGCCTTCCCTTTCGAATATCACCCTATGCCCATGCACGGCCGATTGTGCAGAAAAAGCACGATCCAATACTTCTCCCGCCCCGGATCTTTTGACTTGGGCGACCACCTGACCGTTGTTATTTGTACGGGTGTTAAATTTCAGAAGCGGTATCACATAACCCTTAAATCCAAACACTACGGAGATTTCCCCGGATGATTCCCGTATAAAATGGTTGATATTTTTCGTTTGGGTCAAAAATTCGCTTTGGCTGATGGTATACTCCTGTGAAACCGCCCGCTTCGCGACGGTTTTTCCGGCTGCCGCAGCGCGTGTCAATGCGCTCCCTACAGCCTTGTAAACGCCGCCATTGATGCCTGCCAGCAGCTTTGTTACACGGTCAAGGCTTTCCTCAGCAACATCAACCACAATGCCGCCATAATAGGTGCTCCGCTCACGCGATCTGTAAATATCACTCATTCGTCGATCGTCTCCAGTTCAACCCGCAACATACCCAGCTCACAGACAGACGAAGCCACATAGAACTCCCGAAAGAAGCCCCCGCCGCCTTCCTGTCCGTTGATTCTGATACGCTGACCCTTTTCGGGCTGATTGCCGCCCAAGTCGGATCGTGCGCAATGAAGCACGGCCGACACAAGGTAGAGGCCCTGGACATGGTCGGACTGGATCTGGCGCCGCTCCTGCTCCTTCAGGCCGGATAGCACGATGGGGATATCAACATACCGCTCTCCGTCGTATTCTACGGTTCGTTTCTCCGCGAACTCATTCGTGTTGAGAAAAACATTGTAGATATCCGTAGTTACCATGTCCTTGAAGCCGCTCATTCCACCGGTCCCTCCGTACCGAGCGTGGGAGGTTGCTCGCCGTTGCCGGTGTTCTCCTCGTCAATCTCGACGGTCGCGATCAGTTCGGCAAGCTCGGTCTTGTTCTTGCACTTCTTGATAGCAGCAGCCTCAATGCCGAGATCGGCGGCAAGAGCGTCCATGTCCTTGCGTTCCAGTGTCATCAAGCTTTCGACGGTGAAATGGCCGTCAACGATATCGAGAGCTTCATCGTCCTCGCAGCCGTTTTCCTGCCCTTCTGCACCGTCAGGCGCGTTTTTACCTGCGCCGCCAACGGGAATGGTCACAGGAGACGTTGCAACGCCGTTGGCGGGGAATTCCTCGTCGACGTAGGCCGCGACCTTGAAACCGACCAAACGAGCGGCCTCCTCGTCGCTGACTTCGACGGTACCTCCAATAGAGACAGGGGTGACACGGCTGGTCTTGTTGTCCCGAGCACCGTAGACACCATTAATAATTTTAACCTTCTTCATAGCGTACTCCTTTCACCTACATCGATCAGTCGACTACAGCGGCAGCGTAGATGTATGGGCAGTAGTTTCTGGGTGCGCACAGGGGGCGAGTGCCGAGACGCAGCTTGCGGATGTCCTTGTCCTGATCCAGAGTAAACTTGGGGACGCGGATGCCGGCATGGTCGGTGAAGTTGGTGGAGCCGTAGTCGATCTGGGTGATCTGTCCGTACATAGTGCGGCCGCAGTTGGGAGCGGTCACCATGGCGGAGGCGGCGGGGAAGTACTTCTGCTCCTGGTCATTCTCATCCACATAGGTTTCATCCACACTGATCAAATTCAACCTGAAGCCGCCAAAGTTGACGGTGCCCATGTAAACGACGCCATCATAGGGGGACAGTTCCTCATCGATCTTGCCAGTGATGATGCCGCTGTTCTTATCCAGCAGGCGCTGCAACTCCTCGAACTCCAGAACCGCCTCAGCGACATCAGAGCCCATGACCAGATCGGTGGCGGGTAAACCGCGCTTGGAGAGCTGGCGGCACATGGCGATTACGTCGGCGCGCATAATGGCCCAAGTGGTCCACTTGGCGGCGGGCACATACAGGTGCTCGCTGGCATTGTCGAAGAACTTGACATACAGGGTGTCGCCCTTGGTCTTGTCGTCGATGTACTCCTGCATAGTGCAGGCGTTGTTAATCATGGTCTGTGCAGCCATCCACTCCTCGCGGCGGGTGATACGCAGATCCATATCGGTCTGATCCTCCAGAATCAGGCGGGCGGCACGAGCAGCCTTATCCATGCCCGGATACAGCGCCTCGCCGAAGCCGCGTTTGTGCAGCTCGTCAACGGTCAGCAGCCGGGAAGGAGCGATAAACGCAGGCTGATACTCGTGGATAGAGTAGCCGCGGCGGTCCATGGGAATATCGCCGGCACGGGGAGAAACGAAAGCGGCCATCTTACGGTCGCCCTTGCGGTACTCGGTCAGCACTTTGTCAGCGGCGAAAACATCGCCCTCACCCGTGGGGAAATAGCGATCCTTGAAAAAGGTCTGCTTGGGAACGATCTCCTCGGTGATGGCGATCAGCACATAAATGTCAAAGAAATTCAGTTCAGCAGCCATTTGTAATACCTCCTATTAGTCCGCAGGGGTAGCGGACTTGAAAACAATGCCGCGCATGCGGAGCTTGTCGTAGTCGGCAGCGGTGAGGCTGTAGCTATCGGCCACAGTCACCTTGCCAGGATCGAAACAGCCGGCGGTGTAAACAGCCACACTCGCATCGGCATCGGTGCCAACAGTGACCTCGTCGCACAGGATGCAATCGGGTGTGTTGGTGCCATCATAGATGGCCAGTACGCCAGCATCGGACTTGCCAAAAACGGTGCCGCGTTTGTAGATGGTTTCGGCATCGCCCTTAGTAATGGTGCCTCCGCGCACCTGGACGGGAGGAGTCAGATCGGTCACCAGACCATCAAACTCCATCTCGCCGATCTTCTTGCTCAGGTTGGTCATGATTTAGCCCTCCTTCTTCTTGCCGAGCAGAGACTTGATCTCCGCTCTGGTTTTTGCCATGCGAGCTTCGGGAGTCAGAGCGTCGTCGCCCTTTGGTTCGTCTACGCCGGGGGCAGCCCCGACATCACCGGTGTTGGCGTCTTTGGAATCGCTGTCCAACTGAGACAGAAACTGCCTGCCCTGTTTGGCGGCGTTCTGCGCAGCGCGCAGAGCCAGTTCAGCAGCGTTGCAGGCCTTTTCACCGTACTTGGCCTCCTTCACCAGAGCGTCGTCGAACAGGCCAGCGATCTCGTCGATGCCCTGCAGACGAGCCTGTTCCGCCTGAATGGCGGCGTTGACGGCCTCAGTGTTGCCGGCGGCAATCGCGTCGTTCTGCACTTCCGCGAACAGGTCCGGATACTGCATCCGGAATTCTTCCTTGGTCATGGAATTTCCTCCTTTTTGTCCGCCGGTGACCTCCGGCTGATTTGCATCTGTCGTAACCGAAGCGCAAGCCTCGGGATTGACCGTGGGGATAGTGTCGGGCGCGAATGTGCCGGGTTCCATACGCATGGTGCGGCCGCGCACGAACAGGCTACGGCCGTCAACGCTGGCTGTGATATTCAGCGGCTCGGCATCTTCCAGGACTTCATCGGCAAAGCCCTTATCGACAGCCTCTTTACCCGTCATGTAGGTGGTGTCGGCCATCATGTGAGAAAGGACCGTATCAGAAAGACCAGTCTTGCGCTTATAAATCGTAATCTGCATCTTATCCCATGCGTCGTTCTGATCCGCCATCTGACGGAGTTCATCAGCGTTGTAGTCGCCCCAAATATAGCTCCAGCACTTGTGGATCATGATAAGGCTGGACGGATTGACGCGGACGGTATCGCAGGCGCACATAATGAGGGAACCGCCGGACATGGCTACGCCGTCAACGACGCAGATCAGCTCGGCGCCGTTCCGCGCAAGCTCACGCAGACGGTTGTGGATCGTGTTGGAAACACCGGCATCTCCTCCGTAGCTGTTCATGCGAATGGTGATACTCTTGCACTTGGCGATCTGCTCCAGATCGTCCAGAAACTCGGATAGCAGAATATACTTCCCCTCGACGGGTTTCCCGGTCCACCAATCGACAGGCTGCTCCTCGTAGATATCGCCATACATGACGATTTCTGCGCTGGAGCCGTCCGTGGTGGCCATGGTGTAAACACTGCGCTGGATATTCACGGCAGGGCCTTTGCTCTTTGAGGGATTACTCATTTCGTTTTCCTCTCTTTCCATACTTCGCTCGTCGGGATATACGGGGTATTCAACCTCCATCACCGCTTCCTTCTCCGGGAGCTGGTGTCAAGGCCTTTGCGACGCCCCTCGTTGCGCGCAGCAGCTCGTTTTCGTGTTTAACCTGTTCCACATTGGTTTCCCAGTCGCCGCCGCTCATTTCGCGGGTGACCTGCCCGTGGGTTTTAATGGAATGGTTGATAAGCATGATATTGGCCTCGGCTTCCTTTTTGGGATCAAGCTGCCCCTGTACGGGTCCAATCCAGTTGGCACCGCACCATGCTTTGCGGATCAGCGGGTCGTCGAAGAAGCCGGGCGCCTTAATGCGCTCGAGGGCGACAGCCTCTGCCAGCCACACTTCATAGATGGGCTGGCAGAAATCGTCCACGAACCACTTGCGGCGCATCTTGAACGCTTCCCACGCCTCCAACAGCGCTCCGCGGCTTGCGGAATAAGAGCTGTTGAACTCCTTGATAAGCACATCATAAGGTTGCTCCAGAGCCGCACCGATCAGACGGCAGAACGTCTTAACAAAGGCGTCAAATCCGGTGGTGGGGATATTGGGATTGCCGAAGCGTACCTTTTCGCCCGCTGCCAGATGGGTAACGGTACCGGGACCGAGCGAATAATCGTTGTCGTATTCATCCTCTTTGTCGGTGCTCTCAATGTTGACTGTGCCATCCAAAGTATCGCCCATATTAACGGGGCCGGTTTCGTTGAAGGGAATCTGAGACTGATCCGTTTCCGTCTCGATCCACGCAGTAAAGAACGACTGCACCAGTGCCGCCATCAGCTCGCTTTCGGTGTAGCGGCGCAGCTGCAAAAGGGTTTCAATGACCGGAGCCAGATACGGAACGCCTCGATACTGATCGGGACGCTCGCTATCCATAACTTGCAGGATATTAGGAAGCCCGGTGCGTTTGCCGTAGACCTCCACACGTGTCCATTTGATGTCTTCGGTTACATACTCGAAGGGATAGGCATTACGAATATAATACGCCTCCACCAAGCCGTTTTCGTCCACCTCGACACCGTCGTAAATCTTGTGTCCGGCGCCAGGCTTTCCTTCCGGTACCTTTCCCTCGAAATAACCGGAGGCGGAAATGCCACCGCCGTACTCTGCCGGGGTGCTGATGCGGTCTGCCTCGACCAGATGTACGCGGAGTGAGTACGGATTCAGCGGAGTCCGCTTATAGTGCTTCAGGAGGGGAAAGACGTCGCCGGAGAGCAGCCAGGATTTAAGGCCGAGCTGTTGCAGACAGCCGAAGTTGTTCATGCCGATCGCGTCACAATTGCGCTTGTCGCCCGCCCACAGGCGGAATTCTGCCTCGGTTTTGCGCTGCCACTCTTTAGCTGCATCTGCGCTCATGCCGAGCACCTGTCGATCAATGGCGCTATTCAGAACAAGGCCGGTGCCGATCACCTTGGTACGATTGGTATTGATTGCCGCCGCCGCCACAGTGGACGACATATAGAGAATGCGAGACCTCTGCCGCAAGGTGTAGTTGTTGTGGTTTATATCTTCATTGGGCGACCCGCTCTGTGCGGTGAAGCCCTTCATTGAACGCCGGTCGAGGCTCGCGCCAGCTTCGCTGTACCCCTTGGCATTGGGAGCCTTGCGGCACTTTTGGCTCTTGCTCAATGTGTTCGCCTCCTATTATCGGAATAAAAACAGGTTCCCGGCGGCAAAAGAATCGAATTCCGCCGGTCAGCCTGTAGTAAGACCCTCTCGGGCGTATACCCTGGCATTTTCACAACCTCGCGAAAAAGATCACCAATCTTCGGGAACGATCCCGAACGCTCTGCGCGGCTTGCGGCCGATGAGCTGTGCCGTCAGCGTGTCGACGGCGGCCTCGGCGGCCTCAATCTCTTTTTTGAGATCGGGCAGGTCGAAACGCGTCAGTGTCCGATCGTTGATGGTATAGCTTTTCACTCCTCCGTCGATCAGCGCCAGATACGCGGCACGCAGCTTCTTCAGAGCTTCCTTTCGGAATTCCAGTCTTGCCTTGATTTCGGTCTTATCAGCCATGTCAAATCACCTTACCAACTGTCGTAATATCTATCCAGCGCGGAGCCGCGCTTTTTCGCTCTCGTCTTCCGCTTCGGGGTAGTTGCCGGAGCAGTTGCAACGGGTGCAGAGGGGGCTTTACCGCGGGATTCCCTTAACCGTCTGTCTACCTCATCAAGATTGACAGGGAGCGCCTTAAACGCCGCCATAGCGTAGTTGCGGCAATCCAACGCCTCGTTGCGCTCGTGCCCGGGGATCTTCTTCCAAATCCACGGCTGTTTCTTTGTGGCGTCATACTCCAACCGCTCGGAGAGCAGACCGGCAAAGTATGCGCTACCATAGTCGTCACGCCGGGGAAAATGGCAATACTTCGCGCCTTTGGTCTTAACACGAAGATTGTCCTGAATGATTTGCTTGCCGGAGTCAACGCCGATCTGATACTGCCAACAGGTGCCGATATACCTCTGGTGGACGGTGATCTTTTGTTGCTTCGGGGGCGGCACATACGGTCTGCTTGGCCCAGGCATACCCTTGATACAAAAGACCTGCTTCGCGATACGCGCGCGGCACTGCAAGCGAACTTCCTGCGTGAAGTGGCCGCCTTCGTCCACAAAGGACGCAGACTGCCGCAGGCCGGTACCGTCAGCAAACCGGAATACGCGGTCGAAAACTGCATCATCCAGCTTCGCCCATGTCTCGGAATCGTCCGGGCGTCCCATGATGACACCCTTTTCGATGCCCCATGTTTCTCCGAAATGCCCGTGACCGATGATCTCGTACTCAAAACGGTCGTCCTGTGTGTCGACGCCGGCCGTCAAGACAAGGACACCTTCGGGAAGCTCGGCGTCATATTCCTCTCGCCGTGCCATCAGGCTATCTTCGTCCTCCAAGTCGCCGCGATCTTCCCATACCTCGCCGAAGCAGGTGTTGTAAACAACCTGCATTTTCCTAGTGTTTCCCTGTGCATTCAGGAACTTCAGGATAATAGACGACCATGTTGCCCATTGGGAAACAAAGGCATTTAGCCAGAAAGAGCGAGTCCCCTGTTCGTAGGCGTCGGGGTTTTCTGCCATCCACTTTGCCGGAACGCGCTTCATTTCAAACTCGCTGGATACACATGCGCATCCAGGGCAGACATACCAGACATTCGTCACCTTGTAGGTCTTGCGGCCGACGATGATGTTTTCCTCGTATTCAAAGCGGATATCTGCCCAGCGAATCTCGTGATACTCCCCACAATGGGGGCAGCGCGATTTCCACCGTTCCATCGTTCCGGTTGCGTAGGCCAATTCGATGGCGCTGGTGTTTTTGATGGTGGGGGTAGATACCTCTACCGCTTTAGCGTTGTAGAAGGTTGTCTGTCGAGCCATTGCCAAACCCCAAGGGTCGCCCTCATTACCGGCAGACAGTGCCCATCGGTCGCGTTCGTCGCCGAATACGTAACGGATGGGCTTTGATGCCAGGGCGTGCGCCTCAGTAGAGCCGCACATGGTGAGGATTCCGCCGGGATAGGTCTTTTGGAGAATAGTGTTGTTGCTGTCGCGGCTCTTGGGGTTGCTTACCTTTTTGCGCAGTGTGGGGCAGTCCCGGATCATCGTCGCGATACGGAGCTTGGAGTATTCCTTCGCGTCAATGCCTGTGGGGTGGACGAAAAGAATACTGCCCGGATCCTCGTCGATGATGTAGCCGATACAGTTGTTCAGGAACTCGGATTTACCAACCTGCGACGCAGCAACCATAACAATATGCCGCACCCTCGGGTCCGTAAAAGCGTCCATCGGCTCGCGGAGATACGGCGTGCGCTCGGTGCGCCACGGTCCCGGCTCGGCAGAGCTTTCCGTCGACAGGCGGCGACAAGCTTCCGCCCATTCTGTCACCGTCAGATCGGCAGGGGGGACAAGCCCCTTCAATGCCTTGGAAATTACCCTGTTGATCCGGATTGCGTTCAGGTTACTCGTCATCGCCATCACGCTCCATAATATCCCAATCCCTGCGTTCTCTCACCAACTCCTCGTATTTTTGCGGGTCATAGCGGTAGTTCGCAAGCTCACGCATGACCTTGTAGACTTCCTTGCGGATGATCTCCGAGGCTTCGGCGGGGCTTTCTACTGCCGCCACGTCTACGGCCAGACGCCCGGGCAGGGCAATCAGTGCGCCGCGAATGGCGTACACCAGATCGGAGGTCATAGCTTCAACGTCCTCAGCGCGATGCATTTTGCCTTTCATCTCCTCGGCTTCCAGCTTCGCGACCTGTGCTTTTGAGGCTTTGAGGGTGACTTCCGCCGTCCTCTTGGCCTTGTCGAGCTTGATGTCCTCCTCGTTCATGGCGTCCTTGGCAGTGTACTTGATGTACTTCTGCACGGATTCCGCGAGGAGGAAGCGTCCTTTGTCGACCTTCGACAATACGCCGTCCTCTGCCATCTGCCGCACATAGCGGCCGGTGATGCCGAGTATGCAGGCAAGCTCCGTGGTGCTAACCTCGGTATCCTCTGTAATGGTTTTATGGATTTCTGCCATTGTGCACCTCCTTTCGCGGAGCACGCCCGTTTCTTGACGGGTCGTGCGGAATGTGGTATGGTATCTGTGTCACGAACACCACAATCCCGAGCACATAAGCCTCGACTGTTGCAGCAGTCGGGGCTTTTTTTACAGGGCTAACCGGAATTACACCGGAGCACCCGTAGCCAGTACCAGCAGCCACGGACGAGACCCTTACCCTGTTGTGGTCTTATATATCTCAGGAGGTGACACGTGGACCTTTATCAAAACTCCCCGGACTTACGCCCGAGGAGCAGATAAAGCATATAAATTTCCCCGCTATCTTCTGCGGTATCATGCCAAATACCACAGAAAGCGGAACGGAACAGACTAAAATTTTCCTTGGTAACTGCACGTTTTTCGGGGTCGACGCGCCCGCAGCTTAGTGGGGCGGGGCGTCACAGTACCTTCTGTCTGCCGTTGCAACGCGCATACGCGTCCACAGCGGCGCTCTGCCCATCGTCCCCGGGTTGCACCAAGGACAAGGCGCACACGCCGCTCTCACGCGATGTATGCGCCATTCCTGGGGTGTTGTTGTGTTATAGCTTTGTCAACAGCTCCGCATGGCTGTACCCCTTGACCCCCTTCGTCATCATGGACAGGAAATCATCACGGGAGAAATCAGACAAGCGGAATACTTCTTCGGGCCTCATGCCCAGCTGCTTCCCGATCTCCTGTACACTCTTTCCCTCGTCCAGCAATCTCTTGACGATGGCCTTCATAGGTTCGAGCAGGTGTGTACCACGGGCGCGGTTGTGTGTGACGGTGCCGTAGATATCTTCGGACGCGTCCTCATGGTGTACGACCACCACAGGCACCTTGCCCTGGAGCTTGGTGTGCAGCGGCTCCTCGCCCGCGACGGTCCAGCGATGGAAGCCGTCAATGATGGTGTAATCAGGGCGCACCACAATGGGGAGCGTCCAGCCATTTGTGAGAATGGATTGCACCAGCAGCTTCAGGTTCTCACGGTTGACCTTGTTGGGGTTGTAGTCATTGGGCTTGAGCGCGTCGCGGTCTACCCATTGCAGGGATGACAGCGGCGCGAACAGATCCACCTCAGCCATTTGCCTCACCTCCTTTGCGGAAGTTCTTGGCGTAGGCTGCGTATGCACAGGAGATGTCCTGGTAGATGGCCCGCAGGGTACGGAGCTTCGGGTCGCCAGCTACCAGCCCTTCGTACATTTTCCGGTAGTCCCGGGGACGGGCCATGCCGTCCATGCGGATGAATAGCTTGCGGTACTGCTTGGCGACGTCTTTCTTGTGCGGGGTGTTGAAGAACTCGCCCGGGCGGATCAGCAGCATATCTTTCAGCAGGGCGCGGTAGTCTTTCTGGTCTGGGCCCTCCAGCTCCTTGCGCTTCTTGGTGGTGCGGCGGAACATCTCACTGTCCCAGTACATCACGGCCAGATAGGCGTTTGGCTCCCGGCGCAGCACGCGCTCCATGAGAGATGGGTCGTACTCGCCCAGGTGGACCAGGACGGGGACGGTATCAACGGAGAAGAACTGCGACACGCGGAGCTGGTTCCGGTTCACGCCCACCTGGTACATCTGCAGGTAGACCTCCGGAATGTCGATATGCTGGTCCCGAAGGTACAGCCAGACGTCGGTCGTCTTCCAGTCGTAGATGGGATAGATGGTGTTGGTGCCGGTGATGCCCTTCGCGCCCATGTTCAGCGCGGCCATGTACTGCAAACGCTGCACAGACTCCGCCGCCCGGACGCCGGTGACCATAATGCCGTCCATCGTCACCCGGGGGAGGAACGACTGGTAGTTATCCACCCGCGGCCGGAGCTGGGGGTGGTTGCGGATCGCAAAGGGAGGCGGTTGCCTCACCCAGACGTCGCGCTTGCGCCGGTCCCAGCAGACGAAGGTTTCGTCGCTGGATAGCTCGTTGAGACAGTTGAAGTGCTTGACCTCGATGCACCACCAGTTGAACTTCGCACCGGCCAGCAGGAATTTCTTCCGCCAGGTCTTGGTCGTAGCTTCAATGCAGTCGAAGATGGCCTCCTCGTCCACAAACAGAACAGTCAGCAGGGAGGGGTCGATCTCTCCCGCCTGGATCAGCTTATAGGTCAGATCGGCCAGGACAATGCTGTCTTTGCCCCCGGAGAACGACAGGTAGACGGGGACGCCGTTGGAGAACACGTTCTTGATGCGCTGCTGCGCCGCCGTCACCACGTCCATATCGGAGCGAACACGCTTTACAGCCATATCCGCTCACCACACTTCGGGCAAAGCACAAAACGCCGGGCCGGTTCGTCTGCCGTGGGAACGCCGGTCGATACAGGGGTGACCTCCTCGGCGCTTTGGGCGGCCGCTTCGTCTCGGGCGGCATACCGCTCGCGGGTTTCGGTGATGGCTGCAGCCTGCTCCGATTCAATGGTGCCGTACTCCATGAGGGCGTCGCTGGCTTCATCGGCCTCCATCACCATGGCTCGGAGCAGGTCTTCCTCAAAGCCGGGGATGTCCAGGTCGTCCTTCAACTCCAGAACGAGGGCGTCCAGCGCAGCCAGGTCATCCACACCCAGGTCGAATACACGGTTGTCGGCCAGCATGAGCTTTTTCTTCTGGGCCTCAGTCAGCCCGGACACGACATAGCAGTCTGCCTCAGCGTGGCCCATGGCAAGGAGGGTTTCAAACAGGCCGTTGCCGGCCAGGATGACGCCGCCCTCGTCAATGACGATGGGGCGGATCTGGCCGAACATCTCCACAGACCGGCGAAATTCTTTCAGCTGCTTGTCGGTGTGCATACGGACATTTCGCTCGGGGCGCCGAAGCTCAGCCAGGGGCTTTTTTACAACGTTCATGCCTGCACCCCCTTCAGGAAGGCGCGGGCGCTGGCCAGCTTCTCCGCTGCGGCGGTGACGATAGTCGGGTCGATCTCGTAGACCTCCCGCCAGCCATTCTTGATGCCGCCGGTCCATTGACGAGCCGGCCACGGGTGCGTACCGCACAGGTAGCCGTTCTTCCATCCGTAGATCGGAGGGAGCGGGAGCTGGTGGTAGTGGATATAGGCCAGGACGTGCTCATGGCCCCAAGCCGCGAGCGGGCTGAAACGGGTCACGCCCTTGCCATCGGTGTAGATATTGGTGCCGCGGCCGACAAAGTTGCCGTCTGCCCGGCGCCGGCCCAGGATGACGATGTCCAAATTGTGCGCCTTGAAGTACTCCGCCTGCGCCCGGTGCTGGACGATGGAGAACCACCTGCCGGCCTTGGCCGAGTCTTTAGGAAACAGCATATCAGGATGACGGGCCAGCCAGTCCAGGTCCTGGTGGGTGTTGATGACCTCGCACCCGGCGGGCTTGTGCTCATTCACCCACGCCATAAAGGCGGGGTACTCTAGGTCGCAGACGCCGATCATGCTGTCGGTGACGCCCGCGGCCTCGCAGAGCTTGCCGAGTACAACGCTGTCCTTGCCGGCACTCCATGCGTAGGCCGCTTTCTTCTGCCCTACGGTGGCCCGTATGTCCTCGATGGTAACAGCCACCAAATCATCCAGCTCGCGCCGGGGGACGGCGCTTTCAATGGTTGCAACAGCTTCCAGCCATGCTTCGTTGCTGATGCTCTGCTTACGTCCCAGGCTCATGCTGTCGCCCCCTTTCTGGGCGCGGTAGCCAGGGCCACAATGCCAGAGAGTAGCACAGCGCACAGACAGCCAACCGTTTTCAACGTGGAGCTGCCAAGGAAGGTGCCAACAACAAAAACCGGCATCCCAATCACAATCGAGGCCGTGATGCCCGCAAAAACCCCGCGAGCCGACAACGTTTTTCCTTTCAGCGTCAACACCGTGGGGAGCATGGTCGTGGCCCGGAGAGTACCATAGACCAGGAACAGGTCAGTCACGGCCAGACCGGGGATATTGGCGATACCAACAGCCAGGGCGAGCAGGGCCAGCATGGAGCCTTTGACCGCTTTCATCCCGCCGCCGAAGTCGCTGGTCAGCGAGGCCACGGCACACAGGTTGCTGTCCGCTGTGGAGAGCAATCCGGAGATCACCATGAACAGGAAGGGCAGCATGACCCATTTGGGGAACAAGCTGCCAACCAGCTCGAAGTTGACCATGCCGGCGTCTTGGGCCACATAGCCAGAGCCAGCGGCGATAAACCCGAGGATGCCCATGGACAGGGGGACGACCGCAAAAAATACAGCGCCCAGCTTGAACGCCCTGCCGACTTTGCTCTCCTGGATGGAGAACGCCCGCTGCCAGAAGCATTGGTCGCCAAAGGGAGCGGCGATCAGGCCGATGGCCGTAGGCAAGCCGAAGGAGAAGAACACCGCCAGGCCGTTGCTGTCGAACAAGTGCTTATATCCGCCAGATGCGCCAGCCAGGCCGCGAACAAGGTCGGACACGCCGGTATCGGCGGAAAGCGCCCAGGGAACGAGCAGCGCGCAGCAGGCCAGCATGAGCACCATTTGGAGCGCATCAGTTAATACCGACGCTTTGACGCCCGAGTACTGGGAATAGGAGAAAGCGATCACTGCCAGAACGACGGTCAGCAGCCAGAACGGCCACCCTGTCACCGCCGCCAGGATTTTGGCGCCGGCGAGCAGCTGCACTCCCGTGGAAAGGACCGTCAGCGCGGTCAGCTCGAACAGGTAGGCACCGTGTACCGCCCTGGAGCGGTATTTTTCGGCCATGTACCCGGAGAGGGTGATGCCATGGGGCATTTGCGCCCGGATCCGCTTCCCGAACGGAACGAAGATGACCAGGCACAGGATGTTCGGCACCAGGAACCAGAACAGGCCCGGGATGCCGTTGGAGTATGCTTTTTCTGCCGAAGTGAAGAGCGCGGGAGCCCAGATCCATGTGGCCGCAATGCTCATGGCGCTTTGGACCAGGCCGAGCTTCCGATCGGCAACGTGGAAGCTCTCTGTGGTCTGTGACCGCCGCGAAAGCAAAAGCGTGATCGCCAGCATTGCGACGGCATAAGTTGCAAGTACGATGAAGCCGTACATACAAGATTTCCTCCTTTTTGATTTGCCCGCTGCGGTCTGTTGGCGTACAGAGCTGCCCGGACTGTGACCGCCGCGCAAAGGAGAAACGCGGGGCCGTGGCCCTCCTTTCAAAAAGAATGGCGACCCTCCCGAAAGAGGGCCGCCTGGCTTGATTTAGGATTGTACGAGCATACCATAGCACATCCGGGGGCAAAACATCAAGCATCACGGCGCGTCACGCCGTTGCAAGTTTCGAGGTAGCGGTAGCACAGGCTCTTGACGCCGCTCTCCGTATTCCTCCCGCCGATGACGGCTGCAACCTCTTTCCATGCGAGCCCCCGGAGGAAACGGAGCCTGAACACCATGCGCGTCTGGTCGTTCTCAATGGTGGAAATAAAGACTGATACCTTGGCTTCTTCCTGCGAAATCTTCTCTTGCAGGTACTCGATCTGGCTCTCCATATCAGCAATCTCGACAGCCAAGTCGCCGACCTTATCCCGGACTCCCGGGGCGTGAGGCATACCAGTCAACACCTGTGCTCCGGGGCAAGCCGTAGCTTTCAAAGATTCCAGTATCTCCTCGTCCCGCGCCAGTTGCTCCCGCAATTTGAAATACTGGGACAGTTCTTGTAATGTCATTTTGGCTCACCCCTATCTGCCTGCTTACTTCTTTTTCCCTCTCTGCGGCTGTCGGGCGTCGTAAAGCCCCATCTGACGGTACTGGGGCTGTTCCTCCGTCACCGATACCACTCGGATGTCGCCGAACCGCTCTAAGTACATCGCCAGATCCTCTTTGATACCGACAGCCTGGCCAGCCGGGGCATTGACCTGTACGGTGATAATCAGCACAGCCGGGTCTCCTCTGCTGGCTGCTTGAGCCAGTCCGTGATACACGCTTCGCATTTGTGGGTACATTTCTCCGGATACCCCACCTGCCCACATGGTACGTCTGGAATTGCCATAATCAATTTGCATAGCTCCTCGTCGCTCATGGCCCGGATGCGTTGTCCGTTCGAGACAGTTTTTGGAACAAAAGCCCCGCATGGCCACGTCAGGCCGCTCTCAGCAGCACAATCCTCATACTTCTTGCAGTTCTCGCATTCGCTCATGTTGTCCCTTCCTTTCGGCTTTTGAGCAAATTTTCCCATGGTCGCCGCATAGGGATATCCGGTGCTCCTAGCCATCCCCATATCCTTTCATACCGTACTGTCAGGGTCTGCGCATAGCCAGCCGCTTCTTCCGGCGCATAGAATACTCTCTCTCCGATCTCCGATAGCTTGAAGTAATATGGCGTCCTGTGTCCATTCGGGTCGTCTCCCACGAGCTGCACTTCCGTATAGCCTCCGGTGAAGAAGCCTACCACCTCTGCCTCGCATACGCAGTATTCTTTGACCGGCCCGGCGTGGTTCGGGATGCAGTATAGGTGCTCGCAAACGAAATACATTTTAGTTCCAATATCCGGTTTCTTCATTGTGGTCATTCGCCGCCGCCTTTCAGCGCCGCCCCTGCCTCCTCGTGGGTCGGAAAGACGGTTTTGCCGAAATCATCTAAGCCATAGAACTTTGTCGTCGGCAAAAAGTCAGGGTGGAGACCGCTTTCTGCTGTTCTGTTGTATTCCGGATAATATACTGTTACAACCCATCGGCCAGCTTTCCCTGCAACGTAATTCTGATGGATAGACTCTACTACGCCATCTACGATCCGTCCGTTGTGATTTCTGGCATACACCGTATCCCCCACCTTACACGGCAGCACCACCAGCCGCCCGTCCTTCTCGGCCTGGGCCAGCTTGCGGAGACGGTCGATAGCGATGCCATCAAACTCCTTGATTTCGACCACGCATTTCCCCACGCTTGCAAGTTTCAGCGCATTTAGCTCCGATGGGCCAAGGCCTATGTCAAGGTAGGGTTTCAGCTTTAATTCGAGCCGGCCAGAATAGCGCCTGCTGTCCTCAAGCATCATGCCCATTTTCACGACTTCCTCCGGAAGCAAACCGGTTTCTTCGTAGGCTGCACACCGCTGGGCACAGTCGACTAAAGGGAGATACTCGCTTTCGTAGTCGAGCCGTTCGGTATGAAGTTCATTAAGTATTCCAATGGCGACTTCGCCAAGGTTTCCTATCTTTTCTTTCATCTACTCACCCCTGCAAAGCTCTCCCGGACAGCTCGCCTGCCCTCGCCAAACTCGACTACATGGAAGCGGCCCTTGGGGTGGACGTAGACCACACGCCCGCGCATCACTTGAGCCGTTTTATTCTCGTTGTCCGAAAAGGTGACTGGGCGGCGAGCAACAATGTCTCCGACCTGCACCGGACCGCTTGACGGGAACTGCACAGCCTCTGGCTCCGGGGGTGCCTTTGCCTGCACAGTCTGATATTTCCGTTTCTTCTTCATACCTGTCATCCCTCCTGTGTTACACGCCGGCGTCCCAATACCAAAGCCCCTGAGCGCCACGCGCCGGGATTGGGGCTATTAACTGGGTCATTTGTTCAAACTCCCAGGCGTACCGCCCCAAAGAAAAGTCGCCAAGGGCCAATTCTTGCTGCGTGAGCCGCGCCATAAAGTCCTCAGTAATCAAGTTGCAACGCACCAGGAGGGCCTTTCCGATGACAGCCCCGGTAGGTAACTCGTTGATGGAGCCAGGGTGCATGAACAGGGCGTCAAAGTAGTCCAGAGCAGTCCACCCATCCCCTCGGTCGGCGACCAGCGCGTCGATAGTCCGACGCACCGGCCGCATGGCGGCGTGAATGGCTATGGGGCCTCGGTAGGCGGTGGCCCAGCTCCGGGTTTCGTATTTCTTCTGGCCAGACACCAGCAGCGAGGCCCAGGGCTGCCAAATGGTAAGAGCCTTCATCCGTCCGCCTCCTGGAACAGCTCATGGGTGCCGTCCTGGAGGGCTTTTTCCTCGTCGGACATCTCATATCCAAGCTCGGTGAGGATTTTATACAGGAAGTCCAGGCTTTCGTTTTCCTGGTAGGCGCAGGCCATGCTGTGCTTCGCAGGGTCCCAGCGCCACCAGAAGTAATTTACTCTCTCGGCGTCAAAGGACGCGTAGGCGGTAGCCAGGAGGGTGTATTCTGGGCTTTCCTTCGACCGTTCATCAAAGGCCGGGATGTCGATTTCATCATTCTCGGTATCAACGCCAATACCTAAGAGCTCGGACATCATAGCGTCGTCCGGATCATCGTGGCCCCGGAGAAGCATCCCCGCAACAAACCGGCAAACAGTTGCCACATTCTTTTTCGCCGCCGAGAAGTCCTTGATGAATGCGTATCGGGCCTGGTATGCTGCCCTGGAGATGGTTTCAAGCTCTGCGTGCCGGCGCTCCAGCTCGGCCTTGATCCGCTCCGCCTGGGCCGCCGCCTCTGTGTCCTCCGGCTCCTCGACGATTTGACGATAGAGGTCTACCTGGTGCATTCCTACACAGAAGAAGTAAGCCACGGTGTCCGCGTCATCAGGACGCTTCACCTCGTCTTTCTTGTTCCAGATGCCGTAGTTCCGCACATACCGCATGGTGGAGTGGTCCACCTTCTCAACCTGGGTCGCAAAGGCGGAAAGGGCCTGCACTCGCTCCGCGATGAGCTTGCGGCTTTTCTCTGTCTCGATGGCGTTGGCCAGCTTCTGTCGGAAGTTGTTGGTCCCGATAGCGTCCAGGACCTCGTTCTTCAACTTCGGGTCCTCGATTTTGTCCAACTCCATGTAGTCCATGAGGTTGGCCCCTCGCTCCACCGATTTCTTGAACTTCTTCTGGTCGAGCTCCAACAGCTTTACCCTGCGCCGAACGGTAGTCTGCGAGAAACCAGACTTCCGGGCGATCTCGTCGACGCTGTCGCCCAGGTCGAGCATCATCTGGAATCCCTGGGCCTGCTCGTAGAGGGTGAGGTCAGACCGTTGGATATTCTCCATGAGCATGGTCTGCACCTGACTCCGAAGGTCCATATCGGTGATGACACATGGCAGCTCTTTCAGCCCGGCCAGCTTCGAGGCCGCGAGCCGGCGGTGGCCGATGACCACGGTGTAGCCCTTCTGCCAGGTCTCTCCCGTGATCTCCCCGGTAACGGCGCGAGGAACAACAGTCAAATTCTGAAGGACACCGTTGGCCTTAATGCTGTCGGCCAGCTCGGTCAAATCACCCAAGTCCTTCCGAGGGTTGTCGGGATGCGGGTAGAGATCTTCGACCGGGATATAGACCAGGCCGTCAGGGGTGTCATCGTCATCATCCCCCAAGGACGCAAGGAGGGCCTCGTCCATGGCCTCCCTATCCCTCCGGTCACGAATCGCCTCCTGGTCGTAGATATAGTATCCATCGCGGGCATTCGCAGAATAGTAAGGGCACTCCAGCTCCTTGCGGACATATTCACAGGTCTTCCGTTCGCACTCCGTCTGTAGTGGGCACCTTTCATTCAATACCTTCTTTGCCATTATAATAGCTCCTTTCGTCGGCCGACTTATCCCTCGGCAGGGGAATTTGATGTGATGCGGTGCGTCTTGGGGTCCATGTGCCGGAGCAGAGCCTCCAGCGGCTCCGCTTCTTTTGGAAGGTCATCGTCGCTTTTATCGATAACCGGCATGGTCTTCGGTGTCAAAACGCCCTTCTCGACCACATCCCGAAAGAAAAACTGGAGCCAGCAGTAGTGCATGTTTTTGAATAGGTTTTTGATTTTGGAGAACAGTGTGTCGTTAATGGTGAAGGTCTGCGAGGTCTTGTAGGTTATACTGCCATCTTTGAAGAAAAACACGATGGATGCATCGGGACTGGTGTATCCCTTATCCTCGACATTCTCCAGTAAAGATAGCTGTTCCTCCAGACCAGTGACCGGCTTAATGGTCAGGGTAATAGGATATCTGTCACAACGAAAGCGAAACACCAGATCGTTTTCGTCGCAAACACCTTGCAACTTCTTTTTGTAGGCTTCGTACTTGGAAATCTCGCTCATGATGATAAACCCCTTTCTTAATCGAGCAACAGCAGCGCACCGTTTTGTGCCGTCAGCACTCGATATTCTTGCAGATCTGATTCAGTGATGTACTTGCGGCCAAAACGCTCCTTCATGTTCCGCCAAACATCCCAAGGGAGCCGGTAAACCCCATTTGAGGCGAACCCTGCCACGATGAAACACCTTGCTCCAAGATACTGATAATGGGTTAAATATTCAGCCTGGCTTTGAAGTACCCGGCTTTGTTCCATGCGATCGGCTGATGTAAACTTTGCTTCAAAAATGACCGCCTGGCCGCCTTTGATGACACCTTTATAGTCCGGTTGTGCTTTGCGTTCGAAAAAAGCAATAAATTTTCCAGCGCCAAGGTTTTTGATGGGGCGCATCGGTTCAGGGGTCTTTTCGATAATGGCGCTGCCCTGATTACGATAATATTCAAACGCAGCGTCAATCTGTTCTTCGAACTGTCTGCCTCTGGCCTTGCTGACAGCACCCTGCCATTGGCGCTTGGGGTCTTTGTTCCTTACCATTCAATCAATCCTCCCAGCGTTCCGCCGACAATGAACATCGTCAGCCCAACAAACGATTGCCAGAACGTCCGGCTAATCGAGATACTGTTTAAATCACTGGCGTTGGCGGTGCCAAACAGTATCAGGAACCCCAGGCCACAAAGGGCATGTAAGAATCTTTTAAGCTGCATTTGTTTCATGACATCACTCCCAAACATAACCAAAGCAGAATATATGATCTCCAATGGCCCCCCATATGCGATCATTCTCACCGTTACGAGAAAAGTACACCACATCAGCCGGAAGAACGGACGGACCATATAAAGCGGCGGCAACCGCTTCATATTGCATTTGTCCCGGTTCTGCGGTTTGCTGAACACAAATTGCGGAGAACTGCGGCATCGCTGTGTCCTCTCCTTGATGCAGCACGTCATGTACACTGTCCGGGAAGTCCGGGGAAATCACACGGTTCAATACGACTTCCGCAACGGCCTGTTGGCCTTTTGCACTTTGATTTCCAGCCTCCAGATAGACAATCGCTGCCAGTTCATGTAATTCGTTTTCTGAAATGTTGATAGAATCATACCGCTCGATGATCTGTGGGATTGGAGATTCTGCTTCCATTTCCTGCTCTAAAATGACCATTTCAGCAGCCGGGAGTATTTCCATTGGTGCAGTTGGCACGTCTGTCAGAGCTTTTTTATTAGGGGCGTCTCCCTTCATTACAGACGCAACCGCCATAATCGTGGCAACGGCCACAAGTACACAGAGTTTTATGTAGGGTAACATCCAAATCCTGTATTGCTTCATCATTCCTCCTGTCTGCTGCGGTAGTCATCCCAAGCCATTGTCAAAGTTTGGGATACCTCCCGCAGCCTGCTTATGATAGACTCAATTTTCTGGCATCCGTATCCCCGTGGAGTAAGTGTGCGGATTAAATCCTCGGCGCCAAAATTTGTGGTGATAATGATTGGTTTCATGGCTTCGTATCGCTCGTTGATGATGGAATAAAGAATTGACATAGACCAATCGGTACATTGTTCTTTGCCAAGATCATCAATGATCAAGAGATCACACTCCCGATATGCCTTCATGACCTCATGTTCCGATGTGTACGCGTCGTCAAAAGCCCTTTTAATTTCGTCCAGCAGATCAAAGGACGTTTTCATAATAACCGAGTATTCCTTATCGGTCAGGTACATGGCGATAGCGGCGGCCAAATGTGTCTTGCCGGTCCCATTGGTTCCCTCTATGTACAGTCCATCGCCGGTCTCTTTGATAATTGCAAAATTTTCAGCATATTCCCGGGCTGCGTTATATGCCTGCTTTCTGCCCGGGGTATCGGCTTTGAAACGTTCAAACGTCCGTTGCTGAAACCGTTTTCGAATCCCGCTTTTGGCAAGTAGATCGTTTACCCGACGGCGATGCCACATCCTCTGCTGCTCTTTTTCCTTCTCAAGACGTTTTCGTTCCTGTTCTGCGTCGTACCGTTCCCAATGTTTTACAGCATCAGGGCAGGTACACCGAATTGGCATATTTGTCCATCGGAATATCCAGGGCGGGGGAGCATTGTCACGGTCATTGGTAAGATCGGGCATAATCATGCCCTCGTAGTAAAGCGGCGCGCCGCAATATTTGCATTTTTCCGGTGGCGGAGCAGGGCCGCAGGTTGATTTTATTCCTCGATCCTCGGCTTGCTTTGAGGTAATCTTTTGGCCATACTGCCGAAGGTCGGCATACTCGTCAGGATGATTCGGCTTTTCGGAATCCAGTTGAAGGTTTAAATTCGGCAGAATGCGGCTGATCCCTTCCAGGAGCAGCACCCCCTTTCACAGACAATCCCCATCTATCTCTGCTGCATTTTCGAATTACAAGGTTCCAGTCCCGCCATTTGTTTTTGTTTTTGGTGATCTGGGCGCTCTCATCGATGTAATCAATACATCGTTGCAGTTCGGCATCGCCAAGTTCGCGTTGAAGGCGCTCGTACTGATCGTCTGTCAGCTTCACCCATCCGTATTGACCATATTTCCGCAGCCGACTCATTTTCTCGCGCGCGGGCAATGAGGTATTTGCCTCTTTCGGAATATCTCTGTTATCTTCATCTTCACTTTTATCTTCAATTTCATATTCATTTTCAATTTCAATTTCATTTTCAGCGTTTGCTTCGGTTTTTGCTTGAGCAAAATCCGAAGCAAAACGAGAAGCAAAAGCCCGCGCGCCGTTTTTCTGCCCTCGCCCTTGTCCGCCTCTTTTTCCCGCAGAAGCCCTTGTATCGCTGAGTTTGCCGTCACGCACCATACGCCTCTGGAATAAAACGTCCCCATCCATGGACAGAACGCCTTCATTCAGCAATTCTGTCAATGAACGCTCGATCGTCTCTATGTCATAAGGCATTTGCCGCATTAATTTACAAGCAAAATCATAAATTTGCTTTCCAGTTTGCTTATCCTTTTGCTTGAGCAAAATCGCACCATACTGTTCAGATTTATGCATAAGACACATGAGCCGGATATAGACGCCTGTACTCTCTGCGCTGCACTCAACCAATTTTTCATCTGTAAGAAAATCCATGACATAAAGCGGAAGATACGGTTGTTCTCTGCGGGACATAGATCATCCAACTCCTTTTTAACTTTGTCCATGCCACAGGGCCTTTTGGACAGGCCGCCCGCATGGAACGGCCTGTCCAAATAAATCAGAATGGCAAATCCCCGTCATCGTCCACCTCGGTGAAGTCGGGAATAGAATACACAGGTGCAGACGGCGGCGTACCTCTTCCGCCTGGAACATCGCTGTATCCGCCCGCTGGATAATTTTGATCACTACGGCCATCATTATCTTTCTTTGAATCCCCAAAGTAAACGCTGTCGGCTATGACTTCGGCGGACTTTCGCTTATTACCATCGCGGTCCTCCCAAAGACGAATCTGAAGCCGACCCTCCACTACGGCCATACGGCCCTTGGTAAAATATCTGGCAACAAATTCGGCAGTAGAACGCCAGGCGATCATGTCGATAAAGTCCGTTTCCTTCTCTCCGGTCTGCTTATTTTTGAAGTCACGGTCTACCGCCAGGGTGAAAGAGGCAACAGACGTGCCGTTTGGGGTACTGCGCAGTTCCGGATCACGGGTCAGCCGACCCATGATGATGATTCTATTGAGCATCGCCCTCCACCTCCGGCTTGCCCAGGAGCACCTTGTTCCGGGCTTTCTTGATGGCGGCCATGACGACATCGACGTTGTAGCTCTTGTTTCCCAAAATTACGACTTCCAAGACGTCGCGCTCCGCCTCGGCCCGCACCAGTTCCTCAAAGCGGTCCTGCGGCACCAGCACGAAGCCGGGCTCCAGGCACAGCTGCGCCAGCAGCTCCTCGGGGCTTCTCTTTTCATCCACGTGAACTTCCTCCTCGCGTTTCGTTCTCAATGATATGGATGGCCTTGCGACACTGCGCCACATCAAACATTCCGATATGGGTCTGCTCCACGGGCAGGCCCATCTTCTGGGCCAGCCAGCCATAAGCCGCGTTGCGGTGGCCGCGGAAGCGCCCCCGCTGCCACAGGGGGTCAAAAACGGCGTGGGCCCGTTTCTTCCAGTAGCGGAGTTCCGCGTTGGCCAGCCGGCCCAAGGGCTTGTCGGTGCCCTTGTGAACACCGACGTAGGCCATGCAATTCCGGCAGAGGTACATCATGCCGTAGCTCTTGCCGTAGATGACCTTGCTGTCCACATACTCAGCCTGCCGGCCGCAGTAGTCGCAGTAAACTTTTCTCATTCCTTATTCCAGTCCTCCTTGTACCGGGCCAGCTGCTCCGGGGTATCCGTCTCGACGCCCAGCTCCTTGGCTACCTCGATGGCCCCGTCAATCAGCCGAGCCATTTCCTTGCTGTCCATGAGGTGCGTCTGCTTGTAGACCAAGTAGCATTTGAACATCTTGCCGTTCTCCACGCGGGTGTCAAAGCATTTCACATAGGGATAGATGGTGGTCACATCCACTGACGCAGGAAGTTTGAAACCTACGGTGAGTCCGTCCTGATCTTTGGCCAAGGCGCCGTACTCGCATACTAGAGATTCCTTGGTGCTGTCCTCGCTGCCGCCGCGTTCAGCGGCAATCTTACTGACCAGGACGTGAAAATAGGCATTGGCCGACAGAGAACGGCGGTTACGGTGTTTTTTAATCTCCACATCCAACTCGGCCTCTTTGAGCCGGTCGAAATCCTCTCGGAAATCTCTGTCGACCTCGATGGTAATACGTTGCTTTCGATTGAGGCCCAGTGATAGATCAATCAGTCGTCCCTTCATAGCGCCAGCCACTTCTTTTTGTAAAGCGGGGCCAGCTCCAGGGCATCCAGCCATTCCAAAAAGTCTGAAATGGTGGGGATGATGCTGGGCGTCTCCTCGCGGTAGTACCGCTCCGTCCATACCTCGGAGCCGTTGCTTACCAGATATGTAAAGGTCTTCGCCTCCGGGACAATTTCAAAGTAGGTTGGGTGTTGGGTACTACTGAAATACTTACCCCGGTCATAGCTACTGGAGAACTTGATGTCCTTGATGTCTCCGGCCTTGAGGCAGTCCAGCCGGCCACACAGTACCAGCGTCAGACCGCCAACCACGATAGTTTTGTTGGCCCGGTATTGCAAAACGCCCCCGCTGACAGTTTGAGCCACCTTAGCGGCGGCATCATACCACTTATGGTCAGCCGTCTGAATGTGGAACTGTCGAATTTCCTTGGTTTTTTCGTTCATTTCGCAGTAGTCGAACTCCGCCGCATTTCTAAGAATTGCTGTGACCAAATTTTCAAACGTGATGCCGTTCAGCATCTTGCCGCTAGGTTTTGTCTGCTCCCTATTGAGCGTAGACATGAACTCTGCCATTGGATCGCGCTTGGTGGTCATATCTTCATAGGGATTGCTCGCCATTGAATAGAGCCAAGAACTGAGTAAACTGTGTGTCATCAGATACCGAGCCATTTACTCAGCTCCCTTCTGCTCCTTCTGAACAGGAGTGTACCGCTTCAAGACCTTATCGAAGAACAGCCCGCAGTCCTCGATCTTCTTGTTCCAGATAACGCCGAGCTCCTTGTTTGAGGTCAGCGCATGCTTGATAGCCTTATACTTCGGCATGGCCGCGTTGGCCGAGTCTGCATCGGTGATTCCTGCGATAATCTCAGTGCCTTCGATCATCGCCGCCTCGTATGCAGCCTGATCTGCCGCGTTCTGCTCCACCTCGGCCGCAGCCTTGGCATTGTACTCGGCAAACAGTTTGGTCAGGAAATCGTTGGGGCTATTGGGGCCGAGAGCGGGGATTTTCAGGACGCCGGAGATGCCCCGGGTACCCTTGGCGAAATACCGCTCGCAGTTGGAGAAGCCGATAGTTCGGTCTTTGCCATACATCTCCACGAAGCCGCCCAGGTCCATCGGCTCCCAGACATTGTTCTTGGTCTGGCCTTCGACCTTGATGCGGAGCCGGGTGTTATCCCCATCCTTTTCCTCGGTCGCGTGGAACACGATCACGATGTGCTTGTCCAGCTCGTAGAAGCAGTAATCCATCAGCCGAACGAATTCCTTGCCGACGAAACCATAGCCCTTGAGAGAGAGCGATCCGTCACGCTGGCCATACTTGGGGTCTTTCTTAATGGCCCATAGAGACATAAGAGAAATGAGCTTTCCGCCGGTATCAAATACCAGAGTATCGAAGTCCTGAAGGTTGACCGGGGTAAGATCTTCCAGGATCTCGTCGTAGCTCTTGGGCTGGATGTACGGCTTGCGGTAGCGGGGTTCAATTCGGTCAATACCGAAATCCACATCAATGTGCAGGGGATTGGGGGCAGACAGGGCCAAGGTGGACTTGCCAATACCGGGGTAGCCGGCAATCAGCATTCGGATTTTCTTCTCTCCGTCATGGAGATCGTTAGGATTTCTGATCATAGTGATAGCTCCTTTCAGTTGTCAGCCCAACGGACGGTGCCGTAGGTAAAATAATTACTCATTCTTGCTCCTTTTCTGCGATATACCGAAGAACCATAGCCGTGATCCATTCCTGAGTTGTGGCATAGCCATCGATCTCCATGTGCTGTTGCAACGCCGCGTAGACGCTATCCTCCAGACGTCCCGAGATACGACAGGTAAGCCGGTGCTGGCCGTGCCGCGTCCTCTTAGGCGGCTCCAGCCGCTCGGGGGCGAACCGCTCATACAGAGCTTTCATAGCGTCCGGTCTAATATTCACACCATACTCGTCGCCACGTTCACATTTGCTTTGCATGGTTTTATCGAACTTGGGATACAAGGTTTGGACGATGGCTACCATATCCTTTGCTGGCAGGCCAAGGTCAACACGCAGGCAGCGCAATTCGTTGTCATTTTGCATGGAGTTGCCCCCCAATGAACTTGACTTTTTACCGTTCCATTGATAAACTAAATAAAGTTCTTTTTGCTTAAAGCCGTTTTCGTGGCAGCGGAGACGGCTTCTTTTTTATGAAAGTCCGATCACGGCGCTAGATCATCCTCTTGCAGTCCGAAGTATTCGAGGTAAAAGCGCGTCCTCCTTTCTTCGATAAAGCGATCTCCCGGATAAGGCCGTATTTTGTCCAACCGCTCCTTGCCGCATTTGGGGCAATATGCTTCATTGAGAATAGGAAGAAGGATGATGTTGCTGATGCCGGCCAATCTGCTTAGACAATTGTCACAAATAGGGTTGTCCATCCCAGAATAGCCGGACAGCTCCTCACAGGTAATTTCGAGCCAAGGTGTTCCATTCTTTGTCCGATGAAATTCCGCCAAATCGTCAGCTCCTTTCAGCAAACGCATGGATGCAGTTGCCGCACAGAGAGACATCCTTGAAATTCACCAGGTCTTCTGTAGAACCACAGCAGATACAGCCCTGCTTGTACGGCCGCGCCAGAATTCCATCATCTGTGACGAGAATCTCCATAGGGTCGTTCTCGTTGATACCCAGGGTTCGGCGAAACTCCTTTGGGATTACCAATCGGCCGAGATGATCAATACGGCGAACAATTCCAACAGCTTTCATAAGAAATCACCTCCTTTCAGTTCTTGGGGTTTGGCCCTCCATTGATTTGCGCCGCGCAGTTTCTTCGGCCAGCATCCTGCGGCCGTCCGGCTGCCTGAGAATACTTTCGGTCAACTCTATAGCCGCAAGAGCCGCCAGTTTTCGGATATATTCCGGGATATCGGACGTTGAAAATTCGAGGGTATCATGGGGCGCATTGCATTGGTATGTATCCATTGAAAGTCTCCTTTGTACTTGCAGATCATCAGAAAGATATGTTATAATCCAGTTGCAAGCCTTTGTTTTGGATTGGTTTGTATGCCCTGTCAGGTGTCGTCAGCACTTGTCGGGGCGTTTTCTTGGTTATGCATTCCCGATATCGGGAAGTAGTGCAGCCGGTGTCAATCCCCAAACTTGGAGCACAGCCCTTGGATAATCCGGGTCGTAGTCAAATACTACCCGGATTTTGCTTTTCTCCGCCTTATACAGACCGAGTGCCTCCGGCAATTGTCCCAGCCGCGCAATTGCAGTGCCATCATTGGGCCAAAGCCCTATAGTCTGCGCCGTACTGTCGCCATTGTACCCATAGTGTTTCAGGATTGCTTTGGCATCCGGATTGTTATCATCCACTTAATGCACCTCCCTCCTGCCGCCCGCTGGGCGGTTTTTTTCTTGCACGGGTTCATACCGCCCCTTCCTTTTTTTCTCCGGTTTGATATACTGGTCTCGACGGTGTTACCGCGTCGCTAAAACTCAGTATGGAAGGGGGGGGGTGTTTCCATGTCCAACACGCGCTCTTTTTGTGACCAACCAGGTCACGAACATGCGCTTGTCCCTCAAATTGTCGAAGTCCGCGACAACTTAGGCACTCTGGCCGTACAGGTGCTTGCAGCAAGGGAGGACTTATCCAAAATGGACTACTCTGAAATGCTGGATAAGCTCTACCAGATTGTAGATGACCTGCACACTGAATACGACCGCCGTAAACCTACGAGCATCACCGATTAAAGCGTTCTTTCTTGGCAACCTCTTGGATGCTGACACCATCCAGGAGGTTGTTTGCTTTATCGTTGAGCACAGTTCTCACATAGTTGAGTGCGCTGATTGCCTCTTGGTAAGACAGATTGCTATCCACAACAGCGGTCATCAGCTTATCGCGTAGTGATAACTCCCCCTCTGAACAGTAAAACGGCATCTCACAACCTCCTTCACACCACCCTCGGGCGGCTTTTTCTTGCTTTTTTGTTTGCCCCTTTTCTCGCTATATGGTATAATTTGGGTGGAAAGGGGATGAACTTATGAATACGCAAAAATTAGCCTATGACTTGGCACTTGTTTATGCGCAGGCACAGTACACACAGGCGTTAGCCGAAAACAGAGTAGTAGTCGAACCAGATAATCCACAATATCCCAGTCATTCTTTACTGCTGACAGAGGCCTTCACCGATATGTACATAGAGCTGCTCAACTCTCCCGGTCTCGTTGAAGGGCTTCAAGAGTGGGAACCGAAACTTCTCGACACAGACTGATCGCCAGGTTGCAGGCCTTTTCTAACTGCCAGATGGACAGCCCGTGTGCGCTTGCGTTTTCGAGAATTACACGGGCAAATCGTTCTGCGGCGATTTCTTTTCCCCGCTTTTCCTCGTAGAGCCGTCTCAAAGCTGGAATCTTTGGGGCGGTTGCTTTTTCGTCTTGCATCGCTTTCACCTTCTTTCATTGCTAGACTCTGATATTGCTATAGTGGGATTATGCGCTGGTCGGGTCCGTATCTCGTTTTACCGGATATCCGAAAAGGTCATTTGGCGTAGTGTCAAGCGCAATTGCGATAGCCATAACATCAATATCCTTGATGATTCGCCTGCCAGTCATCAATGCACTGAACTGCTTTTCAGAAAATCCAGCTTTAGCGGCAACCACTCGCTGTTTTAGCCCCTTATCAGCGATAATACGTTTGGTGTTTGCAGCAATTAGAGATGTTCCCATTTTTCACCCCTCCGATCTAAAGAATCTTGATGACAAAACCATAATAACTCAAGATTCTTTATAAGTCAAGTGTTTTTTCTAAAGTTTCTTGAATTTTTATCTTGACGAATTAAGGGTTTTATGTTTAAATATGGGTATAAGGGGGGGCATTATGGGAATTGGAAAACGTCTCAGGGAGGCCCGTGAAAAGGCTGGATTCACTCAAGAGGAATTGGGGAAAATGATAGGAGTTACTGGTTCCGCAATTACCAACTACGAAAAAGAAACCAGTCATCCTAAAGAACCTATCATGTACGCACTCATTGATGCGCTTAATGTTGAGCCTAATTTTCTATTTCAAGATTGCGTACATCTTCCTCAAAAAGCGAAATCCCCCGGTACAACTGAAGTTGTACCGGGGGAAGATAACATATCATTGGAAGAATCAAATTATTTGTTGCGTGCTCTCGGCTTGATTCAAGAGGGACAACAACTCTCCGATGATGATCTTGCGTTTCTCGCTCACATTATCGGTTTGTTGGAGGCTTGGTTTAGCAAAGGTAAGTAGGGCATTATAAACCTGTTGCGCATGAGAGCATGAATTGAGCAGGGCGTTGAACTTTTCGTTGTTGCTCACGGGGACTCCTTTCCGCCCTGGCGCCAAGGCTATGTATTTGTACAGGAAAATTATATCATATTTTACTAAAAATAATTAAAAATGTGATAAAATAACTGTTTTCGTTATTGCAAAAGGCAGGGACATTTTAATTTGAGGAGGACGTTCTTATGAAAAAAGTTGCAATTATCCTTGCTTGTGTGCTGTTTTTTGTCGGGTGTAGTAACGGCGCAGGAGGCAATGCCCAACAAAGTGAACCGTCTATTGAAACGTCAAGCACTTTAGGAGTTTATGAGGGAGAAATTACCCTTAACTTCTTGTTTGGAACGCGTACTGGAACCTACTCTGGAGAAATCGACGAGAACGGGCTTCCAGATGGGCGGGGAAAGTTTACATCAAAAAACTCAACCGGAGAAATATGGACATATGAGGGAGAATGGATTGCTGGTCATTGGGAAGGGACTGGTACGTCTACTTGGGAAAGTGGACAGGTTTATAGCGGTGAATTTACTAACGATTCTGAAACAGGACGTGGGACCTTTATTATGGAGACGGGAGAAAAATATGAGGGTACATTTAACGCTAGAGTCCTCTCTGGTGATGGGATACTCTACTACCCTGATGGATCCAGTTTTATAGGAACTTTTACTGATTTTTACAATGCCACAGGTGAATATTGCGATAAAGATGGGGTTTCATACGAGGCAACTATAAAAGATGGGGAACTCGATCTGCGTCCTTTATGTGACTTTTTTAGCGATGAAGAACGGCAAAATCAGTATAACAACTTATATCAATCTTATCGTTATTCAGAACTTATTGCATACATTAACGAGTATTTGTCAGAAAATGATGCAACACCGCTTGATTCCGCCTACGCAATACTTGATTTGATTATTCCAGCATCACAGTATGAGGAGAATTGGAACATCAGTTTAGATGAATTTGACAGTAAATATGTTTTATCTTTTGTTGGGGCTGACAGCATCACAAAAGATAGCTCTGTTGCCGTTTCTGTCGAAGGTACAAGCCTAAATATAAAAGTTGGCTTTAGAAAAACCGACTGGTTATTCTTTGATCATATTGAATTGAGCATCAACGGAGAACGGGTTTATACTGCAAGAGTGAATTCTTACGACTGTACAAGAAACGTAATATCAGGAAATACAATTGAGGAGTATTGCGAATGCGGCTTTTATGACAGCGTATTGGAACAACTTGAAACAGCCGAAACGGCTATTCTTAGATTCTCCTGCGAGGAAAGCGGAGAAGTTTATGATCACACTCTTACCCAAAATGAGATAGATGCGCTATATTGCGGATTACTATTGAGGGTAAACAACAGAGAGTTAAGCAATCTTATTTATCGTTACAATAATCCAAAGTGAAGCGGGAGGTGCAGAATGTCTCCACGCAAGAAACTGGCGGACCAGCAGGAACGCTATTCCGGCACCGCCGTCATCTACGCTCGGTACAGTTCCCACAACCAGCGGGATGTGAGCATTGAGCAGCAGGTTAAGCAGTGCCAGGAATTTGCCCAGCAGAATAGCTTTCAAATCATAGAGATCTACGCTGATCGGGCCATCAGTGGCAAAACGGACAAACGCCCCAATTTCCAGCGGATGATGCGAGACGCTGAAAAGAAAAAGTTTAAATATGTAATCGCCTGGAAGTCAAACCGTATGGGTCGCAATATGCTCCAAGCTATGATGAACGAGGCCAAGTTAAATGATTTGGGCATACGGGTTCTCTATGCCGAGGAGGATTTCGACGATACTGCTGCCGGCCGGTTTGCGCTTCGCTCAATGATGAATGTCAATCAGTTCTATAGTGAGAATATGGCGGAGGATATCAAGCGCGGGTTATACGACAATGCCGCCAAATGTAAAATTGCCAATGGAGGGTTGCCGCTTGGTTACAAAAAAGGCGATGATCTGCGCTATGCCCTGGACCCGCCGAATGATGAAATTGTCCGCGAGATTTTCAGCCGGACGGCCTGCGGAGATTCATTCGCTGATATTGCCGCCGACTTAAACGCCCGAGGGATAAAGACCAGCAGGGGAAAAGCATGGGGGAAAAACAGTTTCCATGCTCTGTTGACCAATGAAAGATACACAGGAGTATATATTTATGGTGATATACGAATCGAAGGAGGGGTTCCTCAGATTGTGGACAAAGGGCTTTTCTTTCGCGTACAGGAGGTGTTGAAAACGAAAAAGAATCCGCAAGGCCGGCATCGGATCAACGGAGATTATTTACTTACTGGAAAACTGTTTTGTGGTCACTGTAAAAGTCCCATGGCCGGTATCTCAGGCACTGGAAAGAACGGAAAACTGCATCATTACTACATCTGCCAAAAAAGGCGTATGGAGAAGTCCTGTGATAAAGCCAATATACGCCGGGATAAGATCGAGCATGAGGTTGCTGTCGCAATTCGTAATTATATCATGCGTGACGATGTCCTGGAATGGATCGCCGACAGCGCAATGACCTTTGCTAAGGAATACCGAAACCAGACCTGTATAGGCTCTTTGGAAACCCAGTTGGCCGAGAATAAACAGGCTACTAAAAACCTGCTGACAGCCATTGAACATGGCATCATCACCTCCACTACAAAGGATCGGCTGCTGGAATTGGAAAGAGAACAGGCTATTTTGGTTTCTCGTTTGGATGAAGAACAGGCTTCCCTCCTGCATTACTCACGGGATGATATTATTTCCGCTATGTCCCTATATAAAAACGGAAACATTGAGGATAAAGCTTTTCAAGCAAAACTGTTCGATACATTTCTAATCGCTGTATATCTCTATGATGATCACTTAAAAATAGAATTCAGTGTTACAGGAAAGAAAACCTTTGTAAATCTCCCACTGGATACTTCTGTTATAGATAATATAGAAAGCTTTGCCGCAGAAGAATGTTCGTTTAGTCTCTCTTTAGGGCCACCAAAAAAATGCCCACTTTGGATACCATCGGCAGAAATGCCGATGGTATCGGGCTTTTCGGGGGGGTTCCACCTCAAATTTCACAGTTAAAACAAAAGATCCAAACAGGGGGTTCACAGAAGCTGGCTGGATCCGAACCCCAAAATTCTATAGAAATCCACAGCGTCCTTTTTGAAATGAGGTTTTTCAAAAAGGGCGCTGTTTTCATTTTCCGAAAAAGGGCGCTAAAGTTACAAGGGAGGCAAAGAGATGGAAAACACCAATGTCCGGCAGGAGGAAATCCGCAGCCGCTTCTTCGGTGAACTGTCCCTGCAGCTGCGGGAAAAGGGCATCGTATCAGAGAGGAAGGGCACAAACATCCTGTGTGTGTATCTGGACGGGGAACCCGTCTGCGACGTCCACCCTACCAGCAACGTCTTCAGCTGTGAAGGCCGAAAAGAATCCGAGGAGGCTAACGAGCTTCAATATGAAACAGCCAGGATCGCGCACACGGTCAGGGCGTACCTCAATGAGTTGGAAGCCGCGCCCCCTCCCCCCTCCAAGGATCTTGACTCCGAGGATGGTTACAAGCATCTGGCCGGCTTTGGCGAGGGCTTTGAGCAGCGGGCAAATCAGGCGCCGGACGGCGAGATCTATGCCCATCCGTGGAGTCCGGACGGCGACTGGAGCATCCAGACCGAGCAGGAGCTGTTCGGTTCCAGGCTGGACCGTTATGAGGAACAGAAGGGAGGAATTACCCTTGGGTAAAAAAATCTTCGAGGTAGAGATCAGCAATGATGGGCCAAGGGGATATGAAACGGCCACCGAGTTGGAGCTGCCCGCGACCTGGGCGGAGTTTCACGACGCGCTGGAGAAGGCCCGGATTACGGATGGGTCCTGCTGCGGGATTGAAGCGACTGAGATCCACCACAAGGAGATTTCCGAAGCGGATCTTGGGAAAGTCAAAAACCTGTATGAACTCAACCTCTTCGCCCAGCGCCTCTCCATGCTGGAAGAAGATCAGGCATGCGGCTTTGAGGGACTGCTGCAGATGGAACGGGACAGCCGGACCAGCCCTATCCCCCTGCAAAGGCTGATCGACCTGACCTTCCATACCGACTCCTGCCTCATAGCGCCCAATGTCCACAACATCAGTGACTTGGGCGCCTATTTAATTCATAATGGGATGCTGTCGGATGCGGCGGCCAGCCTGCTGGCTGAATCTGATGAGGGTAGCGAGTTTCAAAACGAGCTGCTGGCACTTCTGGGAAAACGGCATATGGAGGAAAACGCAGGCGTATTCACATCATATGGTTATGTGGAACCAGACGGCGGTGAATGGGAGGAGGCATATGCCCCCGGCAAGATGGCGTATTTTACCCGAAGCGGCGCTCCTGTGGCGCTGGAGGTTGGAAAAGCGGAAGATCATGGCAGCGGGCTGTCTGCTGTTTTGAATCTCCCGGCTTGTGAAGCTGCTGTAAATCAGGCGTTCAATACCATAGATATCTTTTGCAAAGAATACTTCGTTCAATGTGTGGACTGCCTGATCCCTGCCGCGAGGGAATGGATCAACGACGCGGTCCAGGAGGCGGACGGTATTAAGGCGGCAAATGAATTCGCGCGTCAGCTCGCACAGAAAGAACGGGTATGGGACGCGGCGGAGTTTACCGGCGTCTTAAAGGAAGAACCTCTGCCCGACTGGGCAAGAGAGAAGCTGGAGCGGCTGCAATCTCATGAGACGCAGCCGCCCCAGCTTTCCATGTGAAAGGAGGATTTTTACAAATGAGAAAGATCAGGACGCCTTTGCTGGCCAGCCTGCTGGTTTTGTCCATGAGCGTCACCGCGTTTGCAGAGCCGCCGCAGACGGTTATCGGCGCGGACGGGAATGGGACCAGCATCACCATCACCGACATCACCCCCAGAGAGGACGAGGAGAATGAGCAGAAAGCAGAGCGGAAAACAAACTACAAGGTGGGGAGCTTCTATCCCATCGAGATCCAGACCGCAGAGGAGGATAGAATCCGCCTGCTGGTCAAGACCTTCCTTGTGCCGCAGGGTACAGACCCCGCGGCTCTCGTCGAGGAGGGGATGACCAGAGGGGTGGCCCACTTCGCCTACAAAACAGCCCTCAGGGAGCGGCAGTACGCAGTCAGCAAAATCCGGGAGATCCCGCAGGACAACTGGGACTACCTCATGCGCACTGAGGATAACCGCCTCACACTCATTACCTGCATCACCGGCAAGCCCGATTCCCGCCTTATGGTGCAGGCGGTCGAAGCTTAGTCCCTCTTTCTTGTTGGATTTGGTGATAGCTTTCCCTTGCTTTTGCTGGTATCCTTTGTGGCAAAAGGAGGCTATCCACTATGAAAAAACCCTGAGAGCAATGCTCATCTCCGTCATGCTGCTGGCCTGCGCCGTCACCGCCCATGCCGCGCTCTCTGAACCGGAGGGGTATCCGGTCACCGTCAACGACTGGACCACCCCCGCCGTCTTCGCGGCCGGCAAAGATTGGCCCATCACCACCTGGTACCTCTATGCTGAGGATGATACGGTGCTGGGGAGCATCCCCAACCGGACGGTGATGGAGCTTGCAAAACAGCATCCCACCGGCAGCGTGCAGTGGGAAACCTGGCTGGCGGAAGCCTTTAACGAGTACCGGCAGATCAGCAACTTTACGCAGAACAGCAAAGCAGAGGAAAAACAGCTGGTCATCGAGGCCGGCCCGCCGATAGAATCCAACGAGGATTTTGACGCCGAAGCCTTCGGCCTCATCAATAAGGCGAGGGCGGAAAATGGCCTGCATGAAGTGAATCAGGACGAGGAGGCGATGGAGCTGGCAAAGATGCGGGTCCCCGAGCTGGAGGAGCAGTACGGCCACATCCGCCCGGACGGCACCCGGATGTCGCAGACCTACCGGTGCGCAGAGATCATCAACCGCAGGGCGTCCACCCCACAGCTCGCGGCGGAGTCCTGGCTGGACTCGCCGGCGCATCGATCATCCTGGATGTGCGGTACCACAGCGCGGGCGTCGCCTGCTGGAAGGGTGCAGATTACGTCGCCTACTGGTGGTGCATGCTCTTCTACAAATAAGGCCAGCCATGTCGTCGCCGGTCCCCGAAAGGGGGCCTTTTTTTGTTATGAAAACATTCAGCCAGAAGGGCACAACAACCCAGCCCGCCCAGAGGGCAGGCTAATGGACAGTATAAGTTGTTGCTTCAGGCGGAGCCGGGCAGGGCATCAGGTTCCCAGCCCAGTGCTTTCAGGCGTTTCAGGTAACCATGTATTTTTCTGTCCCTATTAA